TTCTGGAAGATTTGCAGCATGATACCGCGCTAGATTAGTCATCTTAGTAGCTCCTTATTAAAGCGAGTTTGTGTTTTGTGGACCCCGAAGGCATCCATACTTATTTATATCACATATCAACAAAAAGGTCAGTGTGGTTAACCGAAATTAAATGGACACTTACCCGTACTTTCCCTATTCATAATTCCCCAAGCCTTACCAGGCAAATAATCTTTTAATTTTAAATTTTGAAAAACTTCTAAAACAACTTTTCTTTCCGGTTTGCGTTTTATTAATTGATAATTTTCTCCCACTCCACTAAATCGTATCATAAACATAGGATCACCTCTTTTAATTTTGAGGTGTGCTGTACGAAAAGCACATGATAGATTTCTTTTCCAAGTGCCTAATCTAAAATGGGCACTAACAATTTCATGACTTGGATGTTGAATTTGTTCTAACCATACTTTCTTATTATCTGTCCACATAAGAACTGATGGATTAATTTGTATAATAGCTTCCCGACCTTCTATAATTTCTATCTCAGTGTGGTGACAGAATTCATTAAATTGATCTTGATTTGAATTGACAACAGTACCATAGGTATCATTTCCATTATCTTTTATTGTTACATCCCAATCTAATTGAGAATAAAAGACCCAAGTATTACTAGCCCAAGATTTCCAAGCAGGACATTTATAGAATCTATATTTGGTAAAATCTTCCGTATCAATATATTTGACAGGATCAATAAAAACACCATCCTTTAACAAAGGATGATCATTCTCTGGCCAAGGAGCCCAATAATGCCAATAAACTTTTGTTGCCATAATCAATACCAATAAACTTTTGTTAATATAATCAAATAGTATAGTATCCGTCAGTTCTTGATCCTACAGTTTGTTCATAGAAAAGATCGCCTTCATTTCCAAACATCAAAGTCTTCCATGAATCACCATCTTGTTTATAAACTTCTAAAGAAGTTTCCTGTCCATACTTAGTCTCAACTGTCCAAGTTCTTTCCCACCAATCCTTTTCTTCATTATACGTAAATCCTTTTTCTTCCAATTTGAAAGTAAAACAATCTACTGGATTCTCATCTATCGTGCATGTGGTAGAAATACCAGCACCATCTTCGTTATCCAATGGATTATTAATCCAATTCAGGAATTTCATTATCATATGTAATAATACGGTGTGCTCTTTACTGGTTTGAAAGTTCCTCTATTCTATCACGAATTTCCTGTTTTGTCATTCTGCTCTGTCACCTTCTTCTTACCAATGTTATATTTGGTTTCTAAAGTCCATTCTCCCTTCTCCTTATAAGCGAGAACCTTTATTTGATTCAACGGAGCAACTTCTGTAATTATACCAGGATTAACGATTGTTATCAACCCCCAATCACCTAGAAGTTGAGCAATACGATTTCTACGTTGAACATCATTGGTTGTAAGATTAGCATGTTTTCCATCCAAGGCAAACAATTCCTTGAAATGAACAATATAATACTTCCCTTGCTTGTGCAAGATATGACACGATTGGTAGAGCTTCTTCTCTTTCCTTGAAGCAACTCCAATCCTTGTAAGAGTTTCTCTTACCTTAAGGAAATCGTCAGGTTCATTAAGAATAATCTCAATCATCCTATCGGGTGCCCACTTCACTTCGGCTTCTTGAACCACACTCATTTTGATCCTCCAATGTCAATTCGATTCTTAATAAAGTTAATTTGATCTGTCGTCAAGATTTTTAGAGCTTGTGCCGCCTTATCATTACTATAACCATAGTAAATTTTGACCGTCTCAAGGTCCGTTACCTTGTCCTTTTTAAGCCAAGGAGAAAATCTTTTACGTTTCCTCAATGTATTTAGATAAAAATTATATTGCATATCATGATCTAAATGATGGTTTATATTCATCTCATTTACAAACAAAATAGCATCAACAGAACCACTTAAACATTTATTAATAATAAATGCCGGATACTTTGCTGTGGGATCTTCCTCCAAAACATTCTTCTTTGTTTGATTAATAGAGTTCAACCAATCTTTCAATTCCATCACGATTTCTCCAACCACTCATTATACTCTTTCATACTCATAATTTTACAGCAGACATTCTATTATAATAAGGATCTATATCTCCTGCCAGTTCATCAACATCCCTAATAAGATTATGATACTTTAATTCAGATGAAGCAAATTCTTGTTCTTTTTTTGTAGTATAATGCAAGACAACTGGATTAAAACATTCTCGATGTTTCTGTTCAATATACCCTTGAGTTACATCTTGTATACCAAATAAACCAGTATTAACTTCCAATCTACTTAAAAGAATCCATACAGCATATTCATCAACTATCCTTGTATTTGGAATAGGCAAGAGAACTTGACTACTCTTAAATTGTTCCATCAAATCAGATAATTCATCCAAATGTTCAATAATAGACTTATGAATATTATCATTAAGTAAGACCACTCCTAAACAAAATTTGTATACAGGATGTTTTCCTCCCAAATCATAGATGCAAGCATCAACTCTATCCAATTGATCTCTTATATTCCTTCCTCCGCCATTATTTGGATCATATCTAAATCCAAATTCTTCTCTACCATATACATCAAATTGACAATATGTATCAAATAAGTATTGAACATCATGATAGAAGATAGTATCTGAATCAACATACAATATGTTATGAGATTCTTCTTTGAAATATTGTAAATTATACCATCGATGAATTGACCAAGCATTCAACATAGTATCATCAAACCCATCAATAAAAGGTTCAACTCTTACTGCATATTCCAGTATAAGATGCTGAGGAATGAAATCAGGATCGTCGCAAAAAATGTAAACGGGGATTGTATCATTATATGTTCTCAATGAAGAAATGCTGTGTTCAAGGCGTTTAAGTTCATGCTGATTAATATGAGCATGGGGACTCATTTTATATGAATAGAAAACAATGTTTTCATATCCATTATTTCGGCCCCTAAATTTCCTTAGTTTTTCTTTGATAGATTCAGTCATCGTATAATGTCAATGTGCATGTCTTTGGTCCAAATCTCAAGTTCTTTACGAACTTTATCATCCTCATTAAGAGTTTGATATCTCTTAGAAGCCTTTCTCTTCCACCATTCTACTATGTTATCCATATAGAATTTATCAAAGTTAATAGGATTCTTTTCAAGAGTATCTTGATCACCACTAAGAACTTCCCTAGAATTAGAGAATCCATAATCCGACATATAGAATCTCTTTCTCTCTGTAAGGTTCTTAAATTTATCAAGACTCTCACTAAGCATTCTAAGATCATCAGGATATTCCTGAAGATTGGATTTCATAATCGCAATCATCTTAGCCTGCGTCTTCAACTTCCTACTTGAAGCATTCTTTTTAACAAGAGTAGCACTACGATCATTACTCATATAAGATTTAAATAATCTCTCCAACTTTTTGAATAATGGTCCAGGTAGAAGTGGCAAAAAATTACTATCAGTTAATCCTTTGAATCTTATGTATGGTTTTAATCCATCATACTGGGAAGATGATTTTGTACTACCATAAAGAGAAGTAGTTTCAAAACAACATATATTACTATCATACTTCCTGTCAATGACTTCACGTATTTCATGAGAACAACAAATAAGTGATAGTAATTTTCCTCCTAAACAATTATAACCGAAAGGTTGTGTAGGGACAATAATAAATCCCATAATTGTATGCCGATTTAACAAAGAAAGATTGGGAACATGTCCAAGCCAATCGTTTCTTGGTCTAGAATTAATTAATGGAGATCCCAAACGAATAAATCCAATGATTTTATTTGTAGTAGTTTCTCTTACAATAATACGAATAGTCTTGCCAGGAATGGATTCTTCAATGGCATGAGAAGTTGTAATGGCAAGGTAATTATTAAAAACCTCATTATTCTCCTCAACATTAAAACTAATCTTCATATCCTCAGGAGACATATCCCAAGAACTAAAAAAATCATCCTCTAAAGGAAATAGAGGATTAATACCAAGATTAGCAATCTTTTCTTGTTTAACTTTTCTCAGATAATCATCAATACGATCAAATCCATTGAAGTATTCAACAAAGTCACTGATAATAAATCTAAGTTCTTCAATAGGAATTTTGATCATGTGGATCCACTCAATCCTCCATTAAACTGTATATTCTCCGAACCACCCAACCATGATCCACCATTCTTTGTAGCAAATCTATACATCTTTTCATGTACAGTAAGTCCTTTCTCTTCTTCAATATTATCACTCTCATCAGGATTTTCCATACTATAATCCCTAGCAATAGGCATTGCATCTGAAGGATTTTCATATGGAGGTTCATATGAAGAAGGTGCATACTCATCAGTTATTGGAGTAAGCGGATCAATTTTATCCATATATTTCCAAGTGGACTCAAACCAATCGTCAGGATCTACACCCAAATCGTTTTTCATTTTAGGCCCCTTTCTTTTTTAAATTTTTTCCAATCCCTACCAACAGTTTTCTCACCATATTTCATACGAAGATTTCTCTCTTCATTTTCTTCATCATTCTTTTGCAATCGTCTTTCCCATTTACGATCACGATTTAACTGTCGTAAATTATATAGTTGAAATGAGTCTGGCAATAGGTTCATTTGAAGTTACACTCACACATAATTTCAGTAAAAGCGGCGAGAAGATTTATCTCTTGATCCGCGACGAAGGCAATTTGATACTGGTAACGAGCAAGAATAAGGACAGCAGAAGCCAAACCAGGCCCGTCCACGGCCATAGGAAGAGCATCGTATAAACGCCGCATAAGAACAGAAGGATCATTATCCATGTTATCAGATACCCACTTCCTGACGGCAGTAAAGTCCTTCTCCTTAAGTTTTTTAACAAGCTCATTAATGGATACGTCCGAAAACGTTGCTAAAATACCAGTGTCTATTGTACCACCAGCCGAATACCTTTGGCACTCATTTAAGACCCTTCTCCAGTCTGGGAAGTGTTTATTAATAAGTTCTGCCAGAACCTTCTTGTCAGCTTCGCACCTCTCCTGGTCCAAGATAGTGTTAAGTCTGGTGAAGAAAGCAGCCGCAATCTCTTGTTTCTCTTTTCCCCTAACCGAGAATTCAATAACAGAACACCGCGAGTGGAGGGGTTCGATGATTTTATTTTTATAATTACAGGTAAAGATGAATCTACAGTTTTTGTAGAACGATTCAATATTCGCCCGTAAGAGTAATTGTACGTCATGGGTTGTATTGTCAGCCTCATCTATAATGATGACTTTATGTTTATCCGATGTAGTAAGAGAAACTGTGGAAGCAAAATTCTTTGCAGTATTTCTTACCGTATCCAAAAATCTCCCTTCATCAGATCCATTGATAACATAAGAATCAACGCCAAGTTCATTGCAGAGTGCCTTGGCAACAGTAGTTTTACCAATACCAGGTGGACCAGAAAGAAGAAGGTTTGGAATTTCTCCTTTATTTAGGAAATCTCTAAAGGTTTTCTTTATATTCTCTGGAAGAATACAATCTTCAATCGTTTTGGGTCTATACTTTTCAACCCAAAGAAATTCATTACGAGTCGTGGTCATGTTTTTTTATGCTAGCCTCCCATTCTTGTAGTGATGATTGACAATCTGGTGGTTCTGGATCCTTATAACCTTTGATCTTTTTCCAATCAACATGCATGGCACCAAGCATCCATGATTGAGATAAAGACTTGGGACCTTTCTCTAAGAGTTCACACTGCATAAGCGAGAGTCTATGCCCTGCGAGATCAAGATACTCAGACCTCCAATTAGAATCGTCATAAGGTTTATTCTTCATAATTCCTCAATCTAACATAATAAGGTGCAAGAGAGTGAGTACTGAAATTAGGATCCGGCATAATCCCCCTCTCTAAATTCAATTCCTGTAACAAATACCATTGACCATCATCTTCAGCCCTTTCTAATATCTCCACATATTCTACGCCAGATTTCAACAGACGCACAGCCTCATCCTGAGCATCTGTCCAGTCTTCATACTCCTTTTCTCCCACACGTTCATGAGAATATTCATTACTTAATTGACATACCTTATACATCATCCCATGAGATATCAGGTTCTAAAGCAATATAGTAAGTCAAATCATAATTCTTACTAACAAACCTAGAAAGCAATTTCTTAGAAATTACTACTTCATAAGTTCCAGGAAGAATCTTAATATTTTCTACCTTAAAATTAAGAACAAAAGTATTATCAGTCTCTCCTACAATTATTGAAAAATCATTCGATGTGTCACTCTTCTTATCCCTAACAACTAATTTAACAACGCCATTCTCACCAACAACAGAAAGATCTGGAAGTTGATACACATAAGATGCTTTCAACAACTTATCTAATTGTTCAGTCTCAAGAACAAAACTGATATCTTCACTTGGGAGGTGTAAAGATTTATCTGGAGGCGTTACAATAACAGTAGCATCCGCAAAGAAATATTTTGATCTAGACTTACCTTCCTTTATTACCACATAGGAATCGTTAGCAAAGTCTAGTTCCGGTTTCTTATGCAAGGAAAGTCCATTAAGAAACTGATTAAGATCATAGATACCAAAGTCTTTTGGAATCTCTTCTTCTATATGTACCTCAGCAAGAATATTCTTCATGACTGAAATAGTACGAAGTTTTGAACCAGCCTTAAAAAGAATTGACTGATTAATAGTTGAAAAGTTTTTTAATAACGAAAGTGTTTTGTCAGAAAGTTTCATAACCACGGGTCGGAGTTTCATTTTGTGTGTTGCCGCTGAAATAGTATAACAGAAGGCAGTAGTGCATTGCTTTTAGTATATCACGCTTTGCTTGTCCCTTCTTATCATACCTACTCAAATACTTAATGGCATTAGATCGACAGAAAGATTCCGCATCACCTACGGAATGAATAAGGTCAAGAGTTTGTACATTAGAACCATCATTAGTATAATGTCCTTGATATGTTGAAGAAATATAATCAGAAAGATCACGCATACTTTTATCTTCTTGGTATTTCCTATAATCAGATTGTTCAAAATCGGCTACAGGTTTTTTTCCTATAACTTCTTTATAATTCTCTTCAGCCTTCATTAAGTGATCAACAAGTTTAGCATAATCATCAGGTTCTTCTGGTTTCTCAGTCATCTTCTTCTCCTTTATAGGGTAAGTTTCATCCATAGTACCATTAATTTCTTCCCATAATAAACTCCAAGCATTAACCATAAGTACCTCATAGAATTATATCAGTCTGTAAGTTGGAAGTCAATATCAACTTTATCATACAATTCCAAAAACGACTTTTTTGTTTCATCATCAAAACGATTCAAACAGAATCGAAGTGACTTTTCCTTATCTTTAAAAATTTTATAAGCATTAACAATATGAACCAAACGACGAGTAGAGATAATCTCATCTACTCCGCCATCATAGAATGTTTTTCTAATGATGTCACCCCAATCCACAAGACGCTTACAAAACTTAGCGTCATCGAAATGTTTTGAAAGAATTCTTTGTTCTATGTTAGGGGTTGGATATTCTTGTTCAAAAGTTACAGGGAATCTTTCAAGGAATGCTTCATTAAGTACATTAGTACCAATGAACCTACCATCATCAGATCCTTTACCCTTTGTATTAGCAGTTGCGATAACATTAAAACCTGGAGAAGGTTTAATAAACCTACCAATTTTCTTCAGAAAAACTCCCTTACCTTCAAGGATAGATTGGAGACATAGAATCTTATTAGAAGCAAGATCAATCTCATCTAAAAGGAGTGTAGCTCCCCTTTCCAATGCCTCGACAACTGGACCGTTATGCCATACAGTGTTACCATCAACAAGGCGAAACCCACCAATAAGGTCATCTTCGTCTGTTTCAATTGTTATGTTGACACGGATTAACTCTTTATTTAGTTGAGCACACGCTTGTTCGATACTAAACGTTTTACCATTACCCGAAAGACCCGTAAGAAATATAGGGTAGAATAAACGGGACTTAATAATGTTTTTAATATCGTTAAACGGACCAAACTTGACGAAGGTATCATCTTTTTCAGGGATAAGATTTTGTAACGGCGTTTCAATTGCAGATTTTTCTGAATGAGTTCGTTTTATAAGTTTGTGTTCGATCATTCATGTAACGAATCAATATAATTATAATAACCCAATTAAATTTAATTTACTATCTTAAGTAGACACTTTCTTGGTTGTACCAGTACTTGGTCCAGTAACTGGAATAGGTCCTTTTGGTCGATTCGGTGGAATTGCCACTGGAGAACTATTAGATCCAGATAGTAATTGTAAAGCCTGAATACCACCATCCAACTTATAGAATTTCTCTTTCAATACCAATATAGTGGCTTCTCCTTCTTTAATTTGGGCAAGGACAGTTTGTTTTTGTTTCTGGAAATCAGCGAGTAATTCTTCTACAGTCATATCAAAAAATTGAATCGTTTTATTTATTATACCACCATTTCAATAAATTCGTCCAAAACCCTTTTATTCATTTTTTTAGATTTAAGAGATTTTTTGAAAGCACTTCCTATTTGAACCTTAGTTGCATCTTCTCTAACTTCAAAAGAAGTATCATTATTCAAGACCTTTGAAGAGATAGCAATATAAGAATCGTAAAGATTATTTCTTACAGAAACAGATCTATTCTTTTTCCAATTCTCACGAATTTCCTCCTTATCTTTAACAAGAAGCATATCCATAAAACTTGTAAAATCACGTGTAGAATTAATCAATCTAATACCAACAAAATTAGTAAAAGGAAATCTATTCTTTAGTTGACGTAAAAAGGGTTTTGTTTGGTATGGAGAATTTACAAAAGAATAAACATATCCAGTCATACGATCTCTTAGATAACAACTACCCGTTCTAATAGAGGCAAAACCAAGATAAAGTTCATCTTCCCAATTTCTTTGCACATTAACTCTACGTTTCACAGAAGTAGCTTCACCATCAGTTAAGATAATACAGTGAACTTTTTGTAGACTATATCTTTTCTTAAATTGTGGAATAATTTTATTAAGAGATATCAATGCCTCATTGAGAGGAGTTCCAGAAAGATTTACACGATCTGGTACACAATAAGTACAATTATACCTATTATTATAAGCATAAGAAATTCTATACAAGTTTTTAATCTGATTATCCAATTCCTTACCCTTACACTTACTAGTAAGAATATTCATCAATGAAAAATTATTCGGAATATGAACTACATGATTCTTAGGTTCATAATGATCTGGCCCCTGTACTTTACCATTCCATTCATTGGTAAAAGCATATACATCAAAGGGAAGTCCAACCTTCTTACAGAACCATACCAAATTAAAAAGTTGTTTACATGTATCATGAAGAACTTCATGCATAGATCCAGACCAATCCAACAGAAAGATCAATCCATGACTCTTTCCATCTGGAACTACCGTAATCTTTTTAAAAATATCTTCATTCCATTTATAGGTATGAATGGAATTCATATCAAGAACTCCAGTCTTAGAATTTAAAGATCTCTTATAACTATCGGCAGACTTACGACATTCAAATTCTTTTATAAGATAATTAACTTCACGCTGGGCAGATTTTTTAAACTGATTAAAATCTTCATCAACTTTTACAAAATTATTTGTTCCTACTCTATAAGTTTGTTCCTTAAAATTATTTTCAACATGATCACTAAATTCAATATTATCAATAATAATAGTATCTAGATTAACTGATGGAATTTCAAGATAAACATTTTCTCTATAATACCTATCACTAGAAAGGGTTTCTAATGCCTCATCAAAAGATTCTTGAGTCTCTACAACAGGTTTAGAAGGAGTATGAGAAACCACCCCACTATCAGCGCCGCCAGTATTGTTGCTCCTTTTAGGAGTAACAGGGCCATCACTATCAGTATTGGAGCAAACGTCGTTACTAGAAATATCGTCAGAGGAATCAGAACCAATGCTTGAAGAATCCAATTTTTCTTCCAAATCTTTCGGATCCTTTTGAGGGGTTTCTTCTTTTTTGATTTCTTCGGTACAATAGTTGTGGAGGATTGTGGAGGCATGAATTACATCTTCAAAAGTTTCTACATCTAATACAGTATTTACAATATCCATTTCTCTCTTAGAAAAACGAATATCAATAAAAGGACCGATTTTAGTATTAAGATTAATTTTATCAGCAAGACTCATCTTATTAACATCAGTGTCTTCTATACAGAAAAAATCTTGATCGGCTAATTCTTTGTATCCATTATAAAATGTTTTTTTGAGTCCAGGATATTTGCGACGCATCAATTTCTCAATACGAACATCTTCCACTACATTAATAACAGATGGAAAAGTACCCATACACTCCTTTAAATCCGCTTCAGGAGTAAAGAGTGCATGACCTACTTCATGACCCACTAGAAGGTCATATACGACGTTTGAGGCAAGGTTCCATGAAGGAAGGGTCAGTACACGATTCACAACATCAAAAGAAGCTGTAGAAACATCTCTGTGTTCTATAACCAAATCTTCTGTTGCTAGAAGACGTGCTAGATTTTCCTTAACCTCATTACGATTCATTTGGATCTCAGTTCCTTAACGATACGAATAGCCTCATTAATATCAAGATCCCATCCATAATCTGGATGAGGATCCACAAGCATTTTAACTATATCTTCATCAGTCTCACCTTTTGCATATAAAGCAGCAATTTTTGCTTCACAAATATAATCTTCATATGTCGCATTATCACCCAAATCAGCAGGCATGTGCATTGGTTCAGCTTTGTGAACCTTGCGAACAACGTTAGACATGTGTACGGAGGTTTAGTACTTTCTCAATATACGACGAAACCCGCCTCTTGGGCGGGTTCAATAGACGGTTTAACAAGTGTCTACGTCTTTCTCTAGCACTTCGTAGTGCCTGTGGTTTAAGAGTCCTCTTCTGACTCTTCTTGCTGTGATGTTGCCAATTTGGAACGTTCATGGATCTGACTTAAATAACGATCACTTCTGGGGTCTGTTATTAAGACCATTCCTGATTCGTGGAATGATTCAGCGTAATCGACGGGTCTTCTTATATTGGTCATTCTACTATTCTACTAAATCCTTTGATTTTGTCAAACTTTATTACGTTAAGAAATTTATCAAGTAAATCTGACTTATGAGATATAACAAATATATTTGCGTTCTTAATAACGAATCTTATAATCTTCAAAAACTCATCTGTTCCAAACCCATCAAGAGAAGAATCAAAAACCTCATCCATAATTAACAGATTGGTATTTGCTGAATTTTTATACCTAGCAACCTCTCTCCAAGTGAACAGAAGGGCCAAATCAATTCTCATTTTTTCTCCTTCCGAAAAAGAAGAATAGGAGAAGTCTTCGTGAATTGGGGATTGGATAGTCTCGTTGAACTCTTCGTCTAATTGGAAGTTGATGTAAAAATCCATCATTTGAAGGTACTTATTAACCTGTTGATTAATGAATGGTAAGTACTTCTTAATGATACTTGTTTTTACGCCTCCGTCCTTTAAAAGACTGTAAACGAAATCATATTCAGAGATCTTCTGTTTTAAATCGGTTAACTTTTCAAATACTCCAGATAATTGTTTCTTAAACGAATTTAACTTCTCATGCTCAGTATTTCGGTTCTGTAATGTATTGGTAATGACTTGAATTTCATGTTCCAGATCCTTCGATTGAGTTCTGAAATCTTCAATCCGAGTATTGTTTTGAGAAATGCCATGCGTTAGGGAAATAACCTCCTTTGATACTTGATTAAATTGGCGCTCTAGTTGTTCGGTTTTACTAATTGCGTCCTTGAGTTCATTAAACCCAAGTTGCAACTCATTTATCTTATTTTGAGCGAGAACAATTCTATTTAAGCGAATGTTTTCTTCTATATCCTGATCACATGTAGGGCATGTTACATTCTCTTCAAAAAATTTATGTTCCTTATCAATTGTTTGTATTTTATTCTCCAATTGACCTCTAATAGTACTTAATTTCTTAAGTTTCTTTGGTGCTCCAATAAGAGTTTCTAATGTTTTTTGTTTAGATTCAATTGATTCTTGATTGTTTTTATTTTTAGATATTAGATCAGTAATTTCTCCATTAATATCAGTACATTTCTTTGTATACTTCTCAATATTATCTTGACCGCGAGTCTCAGCATCAGAAATAAAGTGTTCTTGCATTGTCACTTTATCTTTAATGGATTCTTTACTTAATTGTAAAGTTCTTATATCTTCCTTTATTACACGAATTTTATTCTTTACAATATCATTCATAGAAGAAAAGATCTTAATATCTAAAAGATCTTCAATCACTTCTCTACGATGAGAAGCTGTCAATTGCATAAACGGAACAAAGTTACTACTACCCAGAATTACAATCTGTGTAAAAGATTTGTAATTCATCTTCAATACATTCTGTTCTAACCACTTCTGTTGATCATTAGCATTAGAAAATTGATCCATCACAGAACCATTTCTATGAATCTCAAAGATGTTTGGTTTTATTCCTCGAACTACCTTCCATCCAGTATCTCCTATAGAAAACTCTATCTCTACCCTACAATCCTTCTCATTAGTAGTATTAACTAACTGACCTTTATTAATTTTACGAAATGGTTTGCCAAATAAAGTAAACGTCAATGCATCCAGCACGGTACTCTTACCAGCACCATTAGTTCCAATAACTAACGTAGTATCTGTTTCATTTAAAATAATCTCAGTCGGATGATTTCCAGTAGATAAAAAATTCTTCCAACGAATTTTCTCAAAAATGATCATGTATAATTTGGTGGTATGACAATATCATCAGGCGTGATCACAACATATTGATAATCATGAAATTCACAAACCTTTTTAACTAGATCACTTTCAACTTCAACAACCTTAAGTTTAGGATGTCTCCCATCAAGTTCCAATTGATATGAATATCTCTCAGCATCCTCTGACTCTTCAAACATAAAGATAGTCTCATTTCCCCCATCATCAATGATGGAATAAGCACCGCCAGTACTTTCTTCCTCTTCAGGGTCATGAACACTGAGTATATACACTATTCTACCACCTCACACGCTTCTTTGTAAACCTCTTGAACCACATTCTTAATTGATTGACTATCAATATCAGTTTCCGATTCATCAATATATCTAGTCAGAATGGAAAGAGTATCTTCTGATTCTGTAGCTTCAAATTGATCCTTCGAATACCAACCAGAAAAATCAACACTCTCAATAATTTTCAAATCAGCTACATTTGAAGAGAATAATTTATCGATAAACTTTTCAAATTTCTTCTGATCGGATTTTTTACGAACAATAAGTTTTACAATTTTATTTTCATACTCTCTAGTATCAAAAGTTTGATAATTGGTATCTTCATAATAAATTTTATAAAAAATATTATAAGGATTATTGATAGCAGTATACTCTAAAGTTTCCGTATCAAAAACATGAAATCCTCTTGTATCTCCATAATCATTCCAATAAATTTCATATGGATTTCCTAAGTAATTAATATTACCTTCTATACTCCTAGTATGATAATGTCCAGATAATACCTTTTTAAAATTTTTATATACATTCTTATCAGCACCATGTTCCATTATACAATGGAGATTGGCAGCAAAACCTTTAAGTTCAAGATGTCCCATAGCAACTGAACACTTTGATTTTGTTATTTTCTTATATGTACTTTCTTCGTTTTCAGAATTAATCCATGGAATAAATGCTATATCCAAACCACCGATATTTAATTCCTCATATTCACTGACAACATGAATATTATCGTACTCTCGTAATAATAATTCGCAAGTATTAACTCTGTTAGTATTCTTATAATAGGCGGTGTGATTACCGACAAGACATGTAAGATTAATCCCCCTATCGCGTAGTAGTTGGAAATAGTTGTCTTTAGCCCACCTGAGTGCAGAATAATTAATGCCTGTCCTGTTATCAAAAGTATCACCCATATCAATGCAAACGGAGATATTATTATCATCCAGATACGGGAAAAAAACTTCATCATAGAACTTCTGAAAGAAGTCATGAAATAATTTAGAATTTTTACGGGCGCCAAAATGTTGATCGCTTATAATGGCGATTTTCATCAGCGACTCATCTTCGATCGAACATTGTCCTTAATTGAATTGTACTCTGATCTCTCATTACTTGTCAACTCCCCATCAGATACAAATACTTGTTCGAATCCCGTCTTTTCAATAATCTTCTCTTTAATCTCCAATTGTTTCTTTTCTTTCTGAATTCGTCTCAAGAAAGCATAATGAACAATTTGAGTAAAATAAGCAAATGGATTCTGAGATTTCTCTGGATTAAAATTGTTTATATATTGAACACAATTCTCAATACCATCACAAATCATATCATCCTTGAACATATAGTTCACAAAATTTGGTTTATAGGATAAATGAGTTGCGATCTTTAAAAAACATTCCCCAATATAATTAGTAATCCTAGGTCTACCTATCCCCTTGGCATCAGCAATAGCGACCTGATCTTTATAATCTATAATAGCAATCAAGAACTGCTTATTATTAACATAATGTTCTGACTTTTTTCTACGAGCAGCCATATAATGCCTTCAAGATAAAGTAATCCTATCAAATAAATCGATTCTTGACAAGTCTATGTAACTTGACAGGTCTATGTAAACTCTGTATAATAACCTTTGTGGAGGTGCAAGGGAATTAAGCTTAAGCTTCTTCATTACTACTATTAGTCTTTTCATTTAACTTAAACATCTTTTCTAGATGACTTCTAGCTTCCTTTACAGAAGATATATATCCCATATCTCTAGACATTTTAGCATCTTTATGTCTCTTTCTATGAAGAGTTTTCATATGATGGGTTCTAACGAAGTTTTCATATAGTTCAATACATTCTTCATCTTTTGATTCGGATATAGTTATAACTTTATCCATAGTAACCATGAATAGATCTTCTCTACCAAATTTCATCCATGGTTCCAATCTGAATCCTATTGCTAAGTCAGTATTTGGTGCTTTAACAGTTGCTAGTATTACAGGGTTTGAAAGTAATAGAAGAGTACGTGTTTCCTCTTCACTTACGGATACTTTAGCGAATAGTTCTTCTCCGGTTATTAGTTTTATATGTGAATAAAAATCTTCTTCAATCATTTCCTTAAATTTACAGTGATTATGTCATAATTAAAATTCTCTTGATTATAAATTTTAATTCTTTCTATTAGATGGTTCAATGTATAATTCTTTTTCGACTTATACGTGATATCATCACCTATGTCATAAAGAGTGGCTTCTTTTTTGTTGTTTCCTTTTCTGAGAACACGCCCGATGGATTGTAGGTTTCGGATTCGGGATTTGGAGGGGGAAGCAAACACAACATTATGAAGATTGCGAATATTAATACCCGTTGAAAAAGTCCCGTAAGATGCGACAATAATTGCGTTGAATTCATTTTCAGTTATAGACCGAACTTCTTCCCGTTCTTGGGCACCAATGCCACCATGCACAAAAAATGATTTTCTATCGGTGGCTTTACGGCTATTTATTAAATTGTAAATTGGTTCCCCATGTGTAGAAACACGACTATAAAGAACCAATGTATTACCAATTAAATCTAAAGTTAAGTTTGTAATAAAGTTATTTCTCTTCTCATGTGTGATAAGATATTGAACTTCATCTTCATATGTTTCAAGTTTTTGTGGATTGTGTTTTAAAACAATACATCTTATATCCAATTTTGAAAGGTATCCTTTCTCTTGAAGTTCTGTGGTTCTAATGATCTTATATGCTGGTCCAAACAGTCCCTCTAAGACCCACTTATGGGTCTGTGTGCCGTCTAAAGTTCCAGTGAATCCAAATCTATGTTTCGCATGATGCAACTTAGTCATGATCTGTATTAAAGATTTTGACTTGAATAGATGTGCTTCATCTCCAACTACAACCTCATATTTCTCAAACCACTTCCGAGAAAGTTTATAGATAGATTGCCACGTGGTTATAGTAATTGGACGATCATCATCCTTCTCGCGGCCTGCATAAATCCGGTGACAATACTTTTCCGCGTCCCAACCATACTCTTCAAAATCCTTGTGCATCTGTTCTACTAGAGATGTCGTGGGAACAACTACAAGAATTTTTTTGTCTTGGGCTACATAATATCTGGCTAGAGAATAAATCATCAAAGATTTGCCAGAAGCAGTCGGTGATATCAGTAGCCTTCTATTATGTCTTAGTGCATCGTATACTCCCTCAATTTGGTATTCACGTGGATTATGACGGGATATAGATTTCATATAATCTTTAACCCCTTCTTTTGAAATACTTTCATTTACTTCAAAAGGAGATCCGAAATATTTGTTATCTAAAAACTTATACTCATATCCATATTGTTTACAAAATTGAGCAACTTTGTCAAGCAATCCAACATAGATTTCTCCTGTAGCAGTAGAGAATAATCGTATCTTGCCATCCCAATACTTATTCCTATACTGAGGCATAAACTTAGCCCCAGGCACTTCAAAAGTGAAGTGATCAGATAATTCTTGATATATGTGAGGTTCTGCCTGTATTCTTAGAAAGACTTCATTCTTTTTTTCAATCTTAAGATCAACCATATCCACTAATAAATTTCTGCCACTCGATAGCATTCTTAACCTGATATGTCCTGTTAGATATCTGTTTAAGAATACTCTCAATATAATTTATCATAGTTTCATAATACTCTATTTTCAGAGATATCTCTGACAATTTCTCATCAGCGTCAAGATATTTCTGCATAGTATCTTTATCCCTTATCTTTTTAGGAAAGGGATCTTTTACATACACTTCTGGATTTGCTTTACCAGAAAAGTATTCATATCTTTCATGTCTAATATTTTTTCTTTGTTGTTCTGCTTTCTTCTTCAACAACAAGATATTATTAAACATTTCATGATATTTAGCATGTAACGAAGGAATTTTTAATGATTCATCGTGGAGATTGTCTTTATCTATTAAAGAATCTTTCTCCCACATAGATTGAATCGTTTCAAGATTCATACAAAGGTTGGCCATACACATCAACTATTTCATAAAGAGTAAATTTAAATGTTACTTGAGCGGTGAAATATGCGGTATCATCATCAGTAGCATCAAAATCCATACCAGTCATGGAAATTGGAAATAGATCATTAAATTTCACCATAAACTTAGCGTTTTGGGAACTATTCAAAATAGAAAGAGTTCCATCAGAAGTATTATAATCAGGATTGTCTGTCTCCTGATCTTCAAATTTCATTGCTCCAGAAGTAAGTTTTAATGCTTCTGCAACAGACTCTGGATAACCAAGTCCTCTCATCCATTTTTGAATCTCCATGAGATTCTCTAGATTTTCATCGATTAAAAATCTCAATGTAAAATCTTCAAAATCTAAACGATCACCAGGTCTGGGAATATCATTTAGATATGTTGGTTGGACTGCAACAGGAAGACTTAATCCAGGAACATTACAACTATTAGAAAAGAAATCTACCTTTGGGCATTTAGCTAGATTGAACTTAAAACTGGTGGCAGATAAAAAATTTCTATTTGCAATCTGTTTATTATATGGACTTCTGGCCATGTTATAAATGTGGATCCATCAATTGTATTTATAACCACTTAATGATCTTCTACTCTCCTCCGCCCCCGTTACCATTTCCACCGTTGCCGTTACCACCATTACCGTTCCCATTGCTACCATTACCGTTCCCATTACCATTAGAGCCATTCTTTGAATCATCATCATGTTCTAAATAACCTCCTCTACCAATATGATATCCTTGGGGAATTTTCTTACACTTTTTATCTTGATAACAATAATAAGATCCGGCAGGACAGGTCTTATGCATGTGACCTTCCATGAATTGTTTATATGTTTTCATTATTGAACGCAGGTCTCCTGATGTATTTAGACCTCCCTAGACATTTGTTCTTCTAATTTTGCTTTAGCGGCTTTAATTCCAGCAAGTCTTTCTTCTAGAGATTCTTCAAAGAAATTATACATCTTTAGTTTCTTCTCACGGCGTTCCTCTAGAGTCATTTTAGAGAATTTGCAAAACATTGTTCTTAGTAAATCTTTACATAATTATGTATAAAAAAAGACCCCTCGAAGGGGTCTTTGTGAAAAAGGAAATATATCCTTTCTTTCTACATGAGGTTAGAAACCTTAACGCGACGATAGTAACGGTTAGAGTTAACACGTAGGCGTCCCAGTCCTTGTTGAGTACCTTCAGCAAATGGGTTAGCGACAAGACCGTAACGAGTCTTAAAGCCAATTTTTGGCTGGAAGGTGTTCTCTCCGACTGCACGTACCATCTGGAGGGGCACATATGGGCAGTAGAATAGACCTGCGTCATATGGGGAACCACCTTTATAACCACAAACGTAGTACTGATCAGCAGCAACGTTAGCAGCATATGGGTCGATGTATACGCGATACTTACCGTTAAGAGTACCAGCAAATGTGTTGCCAGTATCATCAACGTTGAGATTAGCGTTGAGGGCAGGTGTATAATCGAGTACACCAGCCATTGTTAGGGCACTTGCAACGTCTGCAGAGCAGAGGATGATGTTACCCTTTCCGCGACGAGTCCTTTGTGCGATTGCGTTAGCGTCGCGCTCGATTTGGAAAATAAGACCTTTGAACTTCTCAACTGACCAACGACCGTTGCTATCGATGTCTAGGTCGAAAGTACCAGCAGTTGAAGTGTTGACTGTAGCACCTTGCTCAGCAACCTTGTATACAGTACGGATAACTTCGCGGTTAATTTCTGCGAGGATCTCAGTACTAAGGATGTTAGCAAGTTCTGCTTCTGCGTTTAGACCGTGGATGGCCTTAAGGTCTTGAGCAAGCTCTAGTGAGTACTCAGCCTTCAGGGCGCGAGACTTGGCAGTAACGGTTACCTTTTCAATCGAGAATGCCATCTCGTTGAAATGATCGCCAGTACCGGAACCAAGGTTCTCAGAGTCACCTGTGACCATGCCTTGACCAACGTCATAGGCAGTAGATGTAGCAGTACCAACTGGGTTCAGGACTGATGGGTTAGTACCAGACTGTGAAGTCGTACCCAAACCAGCAGCAACATCGCTGAATCCAGCGGTTTCATTGAGGCCGTCATCCTGTCCAGAGAATGCAGTATCGGCTTCGTTGAATAGTGCCTCGGTTCCACTCTGTGAAGTGTAACGAGAGCGCATTGCAAAGATGAGTCCCGTAGGACCATTCATTGGTTGTACACCAGCAAGGTCATAAGCGACCAAGTTGGGCATGGAGCGTCTGATCAATGAGATCAGAACCGGGTCGAAACCAGCGGTAGGACCAGCAGCTGTTGAGTCAGCACCGAAACCACCCGAACCACCAGCAGCATTACCTGCATTGGTTGGGACGGCTTCCATTAAGTTGGTGCCTTGTGCAAAAGCTTGCTCCTCACGCAGGAATTTCTCCTGGTTTTCTAACAGGACAGCGGTTACAGCCCGACGATGGTTATCCTTGATAGGATCCAAACCTTCATGGTCTAGAAGGGGCTTCCACTTTGCCTGCAGATGTTCTGATTGGAACATGTGCGTTTACCTAATAAGTGTTTACGTTTGAAATTTACTTATTCACCTGTAGTGATAAGGCTTTAATGTAAGCGGACATAGAATCTGAAGAAGATTCAATGATTTCACTTTCATTAAGGGTCTTAGCCTCAGGAGAACTTTGTGTTACTGGCTTCTTGGAGAAATATGATTCCTTCAAGGTTTCCAGTTTTCCACGATAGTTTTCTTCACTTTCAAACTCAACACCTTCAGCAAGAGAAGCGAGCTTATCTTTCTGGGAGACTGCAAGTCCCTCAGCGACTTCACTTAAAATTCCATCAGCAGTTGACTCAGCCAATCTCTTGTTGAGAGAGATGTTCTTGTCGATTTGCTCGTTGAGTTTAGACTCCATTTCATCTAGTTTTTCTACCATACTCTCAAGTACATCATATTTGTCGTCAGGGATTGATACATAATGTTCTTCAAAAAGACTCTTCATTCCACCTAGGAATGATTCTGTTAGTTCAGTCTTAAGACCTTGTTCAACTGAAAGAGCATTTTCGTCTAACCATTCCTGAGAAACATACTCTAGATAAGAGTCGGTTCTTTCAGAAAGTTCCTGCTTGCAAACAGCAATTTGTTCGTTAAGTTCCTCATGGAATTGCTCTTCGAGTTTAACCTCGATTTCTTGAGACTTAGATGTAAGAGCTGCTTCAAAGATTGTTTTTGCTTTCTCTTTGAATTCTTCTGATAGCTCTTCACCTGCGAATAGTGCTTCAACGTCTTCCTCAACATTGAGGTTCTTTTCTACGGGAGCGTCGTCTGTGTGATTTTCAGTAGGGATTTTAACCTCTATCTGGTAATCTGCTTCTACTCCGTCTTCTGTAGTTGGAGTTTCTGAGATTACTTCCTCATCATTGGAAAGTTCTTTTTCCATAGCTTCTGCGGCTTTTGCGCCTTTGTTTACGACGTCTTTTACCTGTTTGATAGTTCGTCCAGGTGTTTTTAAAGCAGCTGAATTATCATCTGGCTTGTAGTTATCTGGAGTGGGACCTCCAAGATCTTCTACGTTTGCGAGTTGGGTTCCTGGGTCGGCCAACTTTTGCATTGGCTCGCCTGGTTTCGCATTAGCATTTACAGCCGTTTTAGACTGGGTGGTGCTGGCTTCCATTTCTTGTAAATCTCCACGCGACATTGAAGTAACTCCGATTAACCTTGATTTAATCTATATTTATTTATAATTTAAAGATTTGTGAGGAAATCATTAAACAAGTTTAACTTGTTTTCCTCTAACCTTTTTTGATCAACTAAAGTGTTGATCTGTTTGTAAGTTTTCTCTGCTAAACGTTCACGGATAACACCATTATCCCATACCCAATCCTTGCCTTCCATGATGCCTTCTACAAAAGCATCAGGTGCAGACGGATCTGCAACAATATCCGCAGCAGTAGCTAACATGAAGTCATCACTGACTACATTGTATCCTTCTCTTGATGGTTTAAGAGTTCCTATTCCACGAGAAGATACGCCTAATTTTACTCCTTCGCTGATAAGATTAGTAGCAATCTTACCCATTGGTGTATTCAAAATCTTTGCTTTACCAACAAAATTTTGACCGTTTTCTTTTAAAGAAGTAATTTTATGTGAAACCCTATCAAGGTTCACAGTTGGACCATCAGGATGTCCAAGTTCACCTAAAGCACGGCCGGAATTGACAAAGCTTTCATTATAACGATTAACTTCTTTGCGAAGAGTCTCCATGGGATACATTCTCCCATTCCTATTCGCAATATTTCCTTGCAGGAAAACGCCCTCGATATAAAGGGATTTTTTACCGCCACGATCTTCGACGATAAATTCTACCTGTTCAATTTCTTCCGTAATAAGTTTCATTAGGCATCTCCGCTAACTTGAACTTGAACTAAATGAATTTCACTTCCAGTTCCAGAGCCTTTAGCACTAAGTTTAAGTGAATTCCTCATTTCAGCACCATTGAATGTTGCTGTTGAAGCAGTAGCAATAGTAGATGTTCTACTATCTTTTGTTATTACTGCTCGTGTTGAATAATACCCAGAAACATCAGCAGATGTTTCAACACTTGCTACACTAACATGTGTACCATTTAAAGTTGTTGGTGTTAATCCAGTAATGGTAACCGTGTCACCAGCATTGAATGGACATCCAGTACCTTCTGGAAAATGATACGTAGTTGTAGACCCTGTTGTAATACCAATAACTGGTATCGACTTAGGGGTAAGACCAAGAGTTGTACTGGTATCTGCAAGAAGAACGTAATCAGTTGAATCTGCAGTAGGAGCGGTTCCAAGTACAATATTAACATCAACAGATCCTTTTGAAGTAACTCGCAGTGTATCGGATTTCACCGAAAAAGCAGCACTAGCAGCAGTACCATTGGCACTGGTAAAATGTGTTCCGGTTCCAGCAATTGGATTGTGAGACATTACTCCTCCTCAGTCGTTTCTTCTGGTTCACTGTCAATAACCTCAGTTTCAGCAGAGGTCTCTGTTTCTATGTCAGCAAATACACTATTAGCAACACTAGGTTTTAAATTTGCAACATGTTCTGCAGATTTCACGTATAACAAATCCTTAATCCTATCACTAATTTGTGCAGGAGATTCATCTTTCACAATTAAATTCATTAACTCATCCATCTTTTACAACATAAAACAGTAATCTTAGATTATTTATAATATATATTAGCTAACGATAACTTGATCTTGCGGAACTGTTCCTAATGCCCCAGTAGGTTCTTGTTCGGGAGCAGTAGGATCAACTTGAAGTAAAGCTGGATCTGGTATAATACCATTAGCAATTTCAACTTCAATTTGTTCATCAATTTCCATCATTTCTTCCTCAGTTTGATTGAGAATTTTTCTCCTTACATACTCAGCAGAGTAATATCTACCAACATAAGGATCAATAGTTGCAGCTAAACCAAGTCTTTCATTCATTAACTCAGCATTCTTCAATTCTGAGAAATGATTGTCATATAGGAAATCATACTGAATATGCTCACTCATAGTCTCCCAGTCTTCTGGGGTAACTACATTCTTCAATAATAGCTGAGTTTTCAGCATATCATTGAATAAATTAGAGAATCTCTTACGTAAACGACCTACAAACTTAGTGAATTTTAACTCATCTCTTAGTATTTCTGAGGATCTTCCCATATTAAAACCACCGTCTCCAGCGATTCTTGATTGGGGAACATTCAAAGACTTATAAAGTTTTTCCTGGAAATACTTAATATCAGCAAGTTCACCAAGATTTTGTCCACCAGGTAATGTAGAAATCTCAGTACCTCTACCGCCTTCTCTTCTAGGTAACCAGAAGTCTTCCATCATGGACATGAACTTCTTGTCATCCCGAATTTCACCTGTAGATGCATCATAGACTAACTTATTACGATATCTTTGCATCACATCACGCAAATATTGTTCTGCTTTAACTTTTGGTAGATTACCAACATCAATATAGAAAATTCTACGTTCAGGAGCACGTGACAATCTATAAATCACAAGACTATCTTCAATCATCCTAAGTTGATTGAGAGACTTAATAGCCTTATGCATGTAGGAAAGAACAGTCTGTTTATTCCTATCAACTAATCCAGAATAACAATAAGCAACTGCATCTTTTGCTAATTTAATTCCACCCTTATTGGCACCATAATTTCCTATACCATATCTGGTTTGTGGATTGAAAAGAAAATATTCTTCAATCTCTGTTGGGTCAAACTTTACTTCATCCTCAGATTTATCTTGGGGAAGTATCTTGTCGGTATCTTTCTTTTTCTCTTGTCTAATAAACCTTATTTTTCCTGCATCCATATAACGGAGTTCTTGGATGCCATCCTGTGGTTTCTTTAAATCAATAATTTTGTGATAAAATATCCTTCCATCTACGTACCAATTTCTAAAAATTTCATGGCATTTTTTATCAAAATCCAATAAGTCTAAGATATATTTGAATTCATCTCTGACAATCTTTTTCATTGAATCACTTGCATTCAGATTATCAAGATCAATCTGAACTGGATGATCATTTGAATCCGAAACAATTGCTTCGTTTACAACATCTTCAATAGCATTATCGCATTCGGGATGTAAAGACATCTCCCGATATCTTTTGATTAGATCGAATTCTGTCTTATAGACACCTTCGATATCAACATATTGTCCGAAAAATCCACTAGATAGAAAATAATCAACCCCGTCCTCCGAATTAGGAGGCACGGGGGACGTTGCAGACTTGGGAAGTCTTTGATTATCTTCTATCGAAAACCCAAATAGTTTTGCCATTTTATAAAATAGACTGCTTATCCTAGTCTATTTATCAGACTACGGCTCCACCATTTCCGATTGCGGTCCAGTACTGAACTTGAAGTTCTACTGTGAATTCCTCAATGGTATCGGTTGATTCATAAGAAACATCAATCTGAGAAACATTTGTTGGGAAAACACCTTCAAATGCATATGACCTTAAGATAGGAATATTAGATGCAGAAGCATTGTTCTTACCTTGAGTATCAGATCTGCCTAGTTGATGGACTTTTGCAACCTGTTGATATTCAACAGGATTAACATTACCAGCGTTATCACTAACTTTGTTAATGAGGTTCATCCATCGTTCGAATGCGCCACGTAGAACAAAGTCGGTATCGTTGATAATGGTAACAGTCCATGTATCGAAGGTACGATCGCCAGCAACCTTCAGAATACGACCTCTGAAGGGAACATCGACTGGTGCAATGTTTGAAGCGGGTAAAGCGGCTGCCTTACATAGGAATCTTCCTTGATCAGCGAGCAACTTATCAGTTGCTCCGCTGGGAATAGCGTCTTCTGGCCACTCTAGTTCAACTTCGAATAGATTGGCCCTTACGCCACCACCATCGAGCCTAGAACGAAAATCAAAGATCGTTCTATTATTGGTGGGAATTGGTTGTACTGCCATTGGTTTTGGTCTCCTTGATTTTATTTAGATATGATCAAACCCTACCAGCAACTTCCTCAAAACTAACTCCAGTGCGTGTAGCAACGAAGGTTAGTGAGACGAAGTTAATGGACTTGGCAGGCTTCAAGAAGATGTCTGCCCTAAACTCATTATTATCGATGACGTCTGGTGTGTTATTTGTTTCGTCACAAATAACCAAGAAGTCGTAGAGACCTCTCTTAGATTGTACGTCACGTAGATAAGGTTCTACGATGTTAACGAAGTTAGCACGAGTAATCTCGTCGTTGAATTCAAATAGCTGTGACTTGGCAGCATTTTCCAAAGATTGTTCAATTGTAAGGAACAACCTTCTAACATTGATTCTATCGAATGCAGAAGAATAACCAAGTGCAGTCTTATCACCGAATAGGAGAATTCCTTGACCTTTCTGGAATATAACTGGGTTAACTCTTGCCTTATACAGTTGATCCCTCTCAGCTTGAGTAGGATTGTATGCAAGTTTAACTGCATTATTAATAATACCGCGTTGCTGACCTGCAGGTGAGTACCAAGGATAGAAATTAACATTGGTCCTAACCATTAATCCAGCAATATCACCATTGGTTGGGATATAACGGAATTCATTATTAAACCTATCATAGGTATACTTGTAACCACTATCAAATATTCCGTAGGAAGATGAGGATAGTGAATTAAAGAATCCAAGAGTGTTATTTGTTTGTGTTGTACTATCAGTTACACCAACAATATTCACCCTATGGTTACCGATACAAGCAACACAGTCCTTTCTTTCTCCGGCAATTGCAAGAAGTCTAGCAGCCTTAGCCTTAGATTCTCCTTCGTCGGTTAATCCTGGACCCATGATTAGGTAATCTACTTCTTCTTCATCTTTGTTCTTGAAGTAGTTGTATCCAGTAATAAGATTACCTAGAGTTGCGGTCATACCGTTAGTGGCACTGTAATCAACACCTCCACCGATGGTATATGTCTTATTACCAATATTGTTAAAGGTATTACCTTGTGCTTTCCTGCCCCAGGAACCATTTGAAATGGTTACCTTGGTCCATGAAGTAGAGAATCCAGAAACTTGTGGTTCTACAGCCCAAATAGTATTACCTACACTGGATGGTTCTTTTCCAGCCCAAACATAATTAGAGAAATCTGCAACATAATTCTTATAGTAGATCTTCAAAGGAGCATTTGCAGAAGATTGTGCATCAAGTGCCTTGGATAGTGAGATATGCTTCTCAAGGATATTACCCTTGATGCCAGTTACATCTCCATTATCATCAACAATTACAACGTGAAGTGCATCGTTCTTACCTTGTCTATCGGTAACGAAAGAGTTATCTGTTGGTTTCGAAGCAATCGAATTCCAATATACAGTACCATTAGCCAACCCAAGGGTTTGCTGATCGTACCAATCTAAAGCACTAGCAGCTGTCCTAGCAATTACGGAATCTGCACCCGTTTGATTTGCTCCAGAATTATTTACTAAGTAGATAGTTCCCGACTTAGCATACGAATAAGTTCCACCCTTTTCATAAGATACCGCCGTTTCCGTACCAGCATAAGATACCCTAGATGTAACTCGTACATTAATTGAACTATTACTATTTGATGCATCCGTTGTAACACCAGTGATAATACCTTTTAGATATCCACTGAATGTTTCTACAGTACCATCTGTATTTGGCAGAGAAACTGCTGCAAGAGCAGTCGTAACACCATAACCAATCGTAGCACCACATCCAGCAAGACTGGTTGTAGCAATACCAATGATTTGGTCTGCCGCATTGTCAACCACACAGACTTTTAATCCATCTGACCAGGATCCTGGGTTCTTTCCAGCCCAGAACCAGGTACTATCTGTTTGATGGTTGTCAACGTAATCTTCATAATTTAGAACTTGTAAACTTGTTGTATTGGTTACAGCGACACCAGCATTCGCATTACTGAGTTCGGTGTCTCCAGCCCTAACAACTTTAATAATACCGCCATAGCTTAAAAATGCGCTTGCGGTCATCCAGTACTCATACTGGGCATCGGTGCTAACTGGTTTACCAAAAGTATCAATGAGATCTTGCTCATTTTGAACTAAGATTGGTTCATTAACTGGACCCTGTGTAAAAGGGCCTGCAATAGCGCCAATATTGTCAAGGACATTTTCGGCTCTTCCTACAGTTAAATCAACCTCCCTGGTAAGTACACCTGGAGAAAGTAACGCTACCGCCATTGTAGTCTCCTCTGAGATTTATTTCCTAAAGATATTTAGAATTTATGACTTTTTCGTTGGGGAAACAATACATGAACAACTACCAGTCTGGATATATCCAATCACTAAATGTTCTACGTTCTTTTCTAGTTTTTACAATTCTTTTTATGGTACACATCTTACATTCATACGAATAAGCAGAAGGATAATTCTTTCTATCTTTACGTGTTAAATAAAATCCATCAATCAGATCCTTTATTTCTCCACAAACTCTACATTTCCTTTCTGTAAGTAAATGTTCTAAATCAAATTGATCTTCTAAATTCATCTAGTAATACTCCCACATATAAGATCTATCACCATATTCATCTACTGTCCATCTATCTCCATCTGCATCTACAAATGATTTATCTTCATTCAACCCATCAGATACAAATCCAAATGGTGCCATATCTTGTTCTATAGCATTTTTCTGTTCATCATATAATCTCTTTCTTACATCTTGATCTGTCAATTCCTTAAAATAGTCTTGACATACTAACCAAGCATATATGACCAGACACATTGCAAGGTCATCATTACAACCTTCTTCTGCCTCAAAAGAATTACTCTTAGATATAAAAGTAGTTAATTCTGAAATACAGTCATAATCAGTAAATAACAACTTATCAGACTCAATCATAGTCTTGAGATTCAATGATCCAACCTTTTTAACAGTTTTGGACATCTTAACTCCTAGTTGAGTCTTCTTACCAGAAAACCCTTGTCCAATAACTTGTCCAGCACGTCCTCTCATTGAAGACATCAAAAGATTAGAATATTCGAGATCATAATTTAAAATAGACGCAACTTGATCTCCAATATCATTTACTTCACATAAAATGAATGCATTATTATATGCTTTACATGTTTCCCATATAATGTTAGGGAATAACATTGGTTTAATATCATTTTTTCTATACTTACAAACCAGTCTATGAGGAAAAGTAGTAATATCAATAACTACAAAAGCAGAATAATCTTCTCCAACACCACGAGCAACGTCTACTGTACAAAGATAATCATGATCAGCTTCTGGTTCAACATAAACATCTATACCATTCCCACTCTTTAGGGGAGAATCATATACTAAAGATCTTAATTTTGATGGAGATATAAGAGTATCAACAGATCCTAAGAATTCACATTCAAACTCAACTTTAAACTGCTGTTCTGAAGTGTTTGCAATGGTTTGTCTTCTCCATTCATCATCCCTACCAGGAACTTCAGACCAATGAACTTCAGTAGTCTGATACTCATTCCTATCTTCTTCTGCATCATGCCACATGCGATAAAAATGATTCATACCCTTAGGGGTAGAAACAATTATAATCTTGGTTGATTTACCAGATGAAATTGTAGGATAAACTGAACTGAAGAAATCCTCCGCAATATGATTAGGAACGAATGCAAATTCGTCTAAGAATATGATGTTAAAAGTCATACCCCGAACTGCAGCAGCAGATGTAGATGCTGCCATAATCTTAGAACCGTTCTCCAGTTCTAAACTACCTTTGTTCCATACAAGAATACCCTGTTGCATCCACTTAGGTAAATTCTCATATGCAGTCTGCAATCTTGCTAACAAGTCTCTTGCAGTTGATGCCTTGTTTGCGAGAATACCAATATTAACATTGTCATTAAACAAAGCATAATGAAGTAGATATGATACAGACGTAGTAGACTTACCAGTCTGACGAGGCATCATGCAAATATTAAATCTATTTGCGTGAAACTTTTTAATTAACTTTTCTTGGAATGGCCACATATCAAAAGGCACAAGACCTTCATCAACGTTTACAATCTTAATAAATTTTCTAGCGAAATATACGGGATCATCTTTGCACTTGATGAATTCCTTAATCTGTTCTTCGTGAAATTCAATTGGCGTATTCGCTTTCTTTAAAAGCGGATTACCAAGATATACATCAGGCATAATAAAACTCCTACGTCATTTCATATTTACCAAAATTTAGATGTCCCTTTGGCTCTTTTAGTAGTTTCTTATTGTGTTCTATGGTCATATCATATAGTTTTTTTAAATTATCTGCGGTTTCTTTTAACTTCTGAATCTCTCTATCTACCTCCCCTTTGGTATGACTGGTTGAGATGGTCATTAGTCTGGCCCTTTGATTGTTTTTCTTCCGGCATCTGGATCAAAGGCATGTTCGGATTTAAATGCGAAACGGTTCTATTATAGAGAATAGCTCCTGGATATACTTTGCGTACGGCATCAAGTACATCTTTTTTTGTTGGCATTCTTGTTTGAGGGAAAAACATTTGGCTTACATATGTTTTTGATCTCCAACCAAATACAACTGTTAGGATTTGCCCAGTCTTTGATTGAAGCCTATGTAATTCGTTAAGATCTACCTTTTTGTTTTTCTCTTCTTTAAATTGTTTTAGGAGTTCCTGTACCCACTTGGTTTTATCGGACATATTGCATGACAGAGACAGATACCTACTTATATTTATATTTTCTTATTATTGTCGGTTTGTTGTTTCAATAATTTCGATAATTCACTAGTGGACCCAACAAAAAGTGCATTAGTAACATTCGTTGGACCAGATTTGTCTTCATCCAAATCTTTCATTTTCTTATGCAAATCAGCAAGTTTATCCGTTGTGTCTGAGACGCTTTTAAGGATTTGACCTACTACTTCATAAGCTCTTGGAGAATCAGTTTCTTGAGCTAACTCTAAAACACCGTTTAATGCTTCTTGTCCCTTTTCAATTAACGAATATAAATTACCCCTAGTATAATCATAGTCCTTACCTATATCAATACCAGAAGATTTTATTTCATCAACTGTTTTTTTAAATTTAGTAACTTCGGCTTCAATAATAGGTCCAGTAGTACTGGGAAGATTAAATTCACTATTTAAAGCATTATATTTTTCTTTCATAATTAAACGTCTTCATTTTGAGATGGACTATACTGTTTGAAGTCTTGGAAGAATGAAGTGGTTTCATTGAATCCAAAATCATCACCCATTTCGATCAAATCATCATCAGCAGATGTGATAAGATTTACGGGTTGACCAGCAACATGTTCTGCAACAGCTGTCTGATCTTGACCTCTCTTGACTTTAAGTGTATTACCAGTCTTAGATCTGACATATAGTTCCTCATCATTTATATTAATATAAGTTTCTTTACTGATACCACTAGCACTAACAACCTTAATGGTAGTATCCTCAAGACCTACATTCTCGGAGAGAGTAGTAACAGCGTCATCGTTATAATCTGTTGTTGCCCTTGGAGTAACAGCATATCTCATCTCCCTTCTTGGATTCTTCGTATCCATATTGGTCATATAATCAATAGTAGACCTCTTGATAATACCACTGGAATCTGTAGGAATTGGTCCAAACAAATAAGTCTGAGCAGTAAAAGCTAAAGTATAAACAATAACTCTTCTACTAGAATAATCACCTTCATAATCATCTTGCATTGAAATATTATCTAAGATAACTGGAATATCTCTTTTTTCTCCAATTTCTTTAATTAAATTAACTGTTAAAGTAAAATGTGGTTGGAAATATGGTACAACCTGTTCTACAAGTTGAAGTGCATCTTCATTTGTTTTTGCCATAAGTGACAACTCAAATTTCACATCATATGGAACAGGCATATAAACTTTTCTAGTAGCAGTTTTTTCGCCTATAGGTACAGTTTTAAATGATTGAGTTGTTGAAGTCTTTCTTCTTGGAGCATACTCAATACCAGTCATCTCAAAAGATAACCTAGGTAAAGTAATCTGAACAGGTTTATTTAAATCTGCATCTTGTTGTTCAATACGTGCTAAAAATTTCTGTGTCGGTCCATAGGCCAAAGGAACCTTCATCCGGCTGATAGTCTTAGAATCGCCATCAACTTTCCGAATTTCTATTTTATTAAAGAGACTACCAAAACTAATAACAGTTTTTCTCAATATGGAGTGATAGAAATATTCAAACACTTTTTTAGATCTTTCTAATAGTACTATTTAACAGTTTAAACTTCACCGAAAGGATTGCGTTCAGTAAAGTCCAAAATGCCATCTGCCGATGTTTGTATTGGAATGTTCTCAGCAAATGTATCATCTTGATCCTGCTGTTCTGATTGTTGAGACTTCAGTATATAAACAGCACCAGATTCAGCTCCTGTTATAGTTTCCCCTTTACTAAAGATACCAGTAGCTATTCCCACTCTAAGAACACCAGATCCATCCCACCACTTCTTAACCAAAGCAGTGGCACCAGTTGTTCCACCAGTTACTTTTTCATTGTAAACATAAGTTCCACCTGTAGCCGTAGTTGGTCCAGTGAGTGTAATTGTTGGTGCAAGAGTATATCCAGCACCTGCATTAGTAACATATATTGCAGTAACAATACCAGAAGTACTCATTGTTGCAATACCTGTTGCAGTTACCGTAACTCCTGTTCCAAGAGGAGCAGAGAATGTAACTGTTGGAGTACCAGAATAATTAGTTCCACCATTAGTAACAGTAACAACCCCAACAGCACCAGTCGTAGCAATTCCAACTGTGGCAGCAACTCCTACCCCATAACCATCACCAGTATTGAATATGACCGCAGGAGCAGATGAATATCCAGTACCTGGATTTGTAATATAAATCGCATCTACAGAATTATCATCTAAAATTGCATATCCAGTTGCAGTTGTTCCAGATCCAGGAGCTGCAAATGTTACAGTAGGGGCAGTAATGAATCCATATCCCCCATCCAATAACGTAACATACTGGACACCACCATTTCTAACTGTAGTAATACCAGTAGCAGTAGTACCTGTAGAAGCTAGATTTAATCTTTCGGTATATCCAATTTCTATTATTTCATCATCAATTGCAGCAACTCCAGTGTCAACAACTTCATCTTCATAACGGAAGAGTTCACACTTAAGTTTATAAACGTAATTCTTTTTTAGTTGATAGAATGGATCTTCGTGTTCAACGAATTTGATCTCAAACAATCTATCACCTAATGGAAAATATATTAAATCTCCTTCTTTTGGTCTAGTGGAAAGTTTTATATTTGCCTCGTCTTTCATTAAGGGAGCGATATAAGTTTCAAATCTCTCTCTAGAAATAGTAAGAGTTAAATCATCTTCAATAGATAATCCAAACTTAGAGAATACATCTCCAGCTCCTTCATATCCAGCAAAAGTTTCAACATAAGCCTCTATAGGATAAGCATCATCAAATTTAGACTGAATAACTTCCTGTATTACAGTGTTTGTTGTCATATATTTACGAGGAATATAATAACATTCGACACCATAAATTTTAATCTGTTCATTTACTAGACTCTGAACAAGATTTTGCTCTGTTTTTGAGCCTTGTAGAAAATATGGGTTAAGTACCATAACTTTTTTAACCTATCAGATCGAATGGTGGAGTCTCATAAGTATTAGACATTTTCTCCATTATGGCGTCTAATTCCTTTTGTCCATCCTCATAAATCTCTCTACCATTAAGTTCTATTCCACCTGGAAGTTTAACGCCTTGAAATTTAATAAGATTTTGTCCCCATTGTTTCTTAAGAAGAGCAGTTACATATATTTTTAAGAATGAATCATTCCAAACCTTATAGAAATCATTAGGATCTAATGCCCTGTAACAATCAACAACCAAATAATCATCCACACTAGCTTCTGTCCAGTCCATATCAATATACAATCTATCTTGACGTTGGTTAAACCTAACCATTTTCAATGGATTTAGAAGCCAATCAATATCTTCCATTTTAGTTTTCACCATATCATAAGATAACAATTCAATGGAATCAAAATAATAGATATCATTCAAGAAAATTTGATATTTGATATTAAACAAACTAGATCCAATAGTAGAAGAACCACTAAGTCGGAAAAGTTTATTAATTCCTATAATTGAAGAAGGTATTTGAACATAATTAGCATTCTCATACCAAGAGAAATTAGTCGAAACTCCAACAATTGAAGAACTGGCTGTTTCTGTTGATATGCCCGTTCCACCCGAACCTTGTGCCCTACCTCTATCAATCATTTCTTGTGTGACTTGGATTTTCAAATAAGTTTGAATAACCCCATCAAAATGCCGTTCCTGAAAATACTGAACAGCATCATCAATAATATCATCGACTTGTTCATCAGCAACATTAATCTCCAAGACAGGAGCGCCAAGTTTTCTCTTAGCGTAATCTATTAGTTCTGATCTTGAAGTTGGTTGCGCCATTTTTAGTCTTTCCCTGTTATTATTTATTTTTTAATAATTCAGTTAGTAATGATTTAATTTCATCAATATCTGATTTTACTTCAGATAGATCCCTCTCCATCTGATGATTCTTCTCTTTCTCTTCATTTATCGTTTTAATACGACTAATGTAAGCATTGTAAGAAGTTGCATCAGTGTTAACAATTGCTTGGGTTTGATCATCTCGACACAATTCAGGACGACCCTCTACTTTAATATAACTCATATTATGCGAGAGCAATTGACCTAAAATCTTTAATCCTAGGTGGAGTAGCTTGATTAGTTGAAGTCATAATTATCTTAATATCAAAAGCAGTAAATGGTCTAAGATTACTTACATAGAATTCATGATCCCTAAATTCATCATTTTTAGTAGATGGAATAAGAGTATTTGAAGTTCCATTATTGTTGACAGGATTAACGGTAACACCATATGCGTCAACGTTGCCATATCCAGGGAATAACGTGTAAGTATTCTCAATATTAAAGTCATCCCCATCATAAGTTCTATAAAGAACTCTCACGTCAGATTGATCTGGCTTATTAATAGCCATTAGTGTTTTAATTGCAGTTGATGGATTCTCAAGAATAATCTTCTTAGAAACATAAATCGCAGAATGTGGATCACCAGATACTTTGTTAACAGAACCATCAGAAGCAAAGTTATTCACTGGATTGTTAACTCTATTTGATGTAAGAATCGCACTGATTCTATCAGTATCAATCATTGGCGAGATGTTAGGATCAAGAGTCTCAAGTTGTAATTGTATTGTCATTGATCTCTTGTCTGGAAGATTTCCATTCCAAGCATTCTCATTTACCCTAGATCCAACCAATCTAGGTGCTAATAGTGTATTTGGTTCTCCAAGAGTTATGCCAACATATCCTAGATCAGTGAAATCAACTTCCGTACCATCAATACTCTGACCAGAAATAGATCTCAATTTCGCCTTAAGAATAGTATCTTTTGGTACAACAGTTTGGATATTTGGAGTAATTGTTTCATATTGAATGTTTTGAGAAGCAGTAACATTCTTACCTCCAGTAACCCTACGCTCATTAAAGAACAACTCAGGCATCGTAGAAGCTGAAGTTCTATTAACTCCAGAAGTATTCATCCCAACATTAATTACATAATCATCAAGAGTTATTGGTCTAGTTGAAGTTGCAGCTGGACTATAGAGATAATGTGTTTTATTAATCCTCCGCAAAGATACTCCAGAAACTTCATACTTATAAATCTTCGATCCAGATGGATGAGAAGTTATCCTACTCGCATCAACACCTCTAGATGATATACCAGTTAATACGTTTCCAGTGACTCCAGTATAAGAAATAATTTCACCATCTATAGATGCATATCCTGGATTACTAGTAGCAACAGAAACATTTTCAAATGTCTTAAATTCTGTGGCATTGGTAACCGTAAGATTAGTTGTTGATACTTGAGTCATATCAACTAAAATATTCGTTGGTGCCTTATCTGATTGAACATTCTCAACAACAACATAATTTTTAGTAGAATGCATAGAATGATTTCTATGATTCACCTTAAATTGAGTTCCATTATGTAAGGTGTCTACAGTAAGACTAGCAACACTATTTCCAACAATAGTACTTCCAATACCAGCAGTAACTTCATAACTCAATGTTGATCCTGCACCAGTGGTAAATGTTCCTTGTACTTGATCAAGAACAAGACTTTCAAATGCACTTAGAATACCAACAGATATTCTAGATCCTTTACCAAGATTGTTATTTCCAATAGAGGCAATACCAACAACATCACCAACAGAATAATTAGTACCACCATCAGTTATGGTAACAGTACTAATACTACCAGCAACAACACCAATTGTCGCTTTAGCTCCTGATCCATCACCTGTAACCGTTGTTAATGCGATGCCAGTGTATGCGTAACTACCAGAACTTGGAGTATACCCAACTCCACTGTTTACGATACTCACACCGGATGTCCCACTAAGGACAGAACCATTAATTTCAGCAACTATTCCAGTAGCATCGGAATTTCCTTGAGAAATACTTGTTCCGGCTGAAATAATAGATGCATAAGAGGCAGAGAATGTAGAACCTAATCCTACAGTTGCCTTTTTAGAGAACGTCTCAATTGGATTATTTCTCAAATTAATAATTTGATCATTTCCAAGAGCAAGAACCGGACTTACAAAATCAACAAGTGCTGGTGTATTTGTAACAAATTCTGCCTTATATACAGTCATCTTAAGATCTTCTAATTGACTTGGAGTCCATGTAGAAGCATTCTGGGATTTAAATAATGATCCCAATAAAGGTTGTTGAGAAACAATTGTTTGATTTGTATTAGGTGATGATGCAGAATCAGTTAATGTTCCAGTTTGATCAGTTTCCCCCATTCTGGAAATCCAAACACCATACTTAGTGGAATTGGAAAGAAGAACAAATGCATATTCTTTATCTGGTTCCAAATAAACAGGTGAAGGGAATGTGAATGATGTAGGTATTGTAGCATCCTGAGAAATTTCAACATTACCTGGATCAAGTGTTACAGAACTAAATGGTAAGATAAGTTTTCCTGGAATTCCTTGATCCAGATTCCTGATCTCACATCTTACTGGAATGCCATTATCATCTTTATGTGCGAAGAATACATCAATATGAGTAAGAGTTACGCCATTTTCCTCTTCAACTATAAAGGATTGTGCTAAAGGATCACTTCCAGTATAACCACACTTCGCTTTCAAATAGTTAGTATCATATGCCTGGTGTGGATTAGATCTATGATATGAAGTATAACTTCTATATCCTGCTGCAGATGCCACCTGTTCAGCCATGGCTCTTGCATTACTGGTCCTAGAACCACCTTGATTGCGGCTCCTACCACTATAACTATACCTACCACCACTTCGACCCCGGCCACGACTACCGCTGCTTCCACGACCTCCAGCATAATTACTTAAGAATCCTCTATCATATGCATTATGTGATACTGCATTATGGAATGCGGTATAACTTCTATATCCATTTGCTGAAGCAACACTTACAGCAAGAGACCTGATATCACGGCGACCACTATTACTACGACCACGACCACCACCTCTACTTCTACGACCACGATTATAACTAGCACCTTGACAATTCTCAGCACCAGGTTGTTGTAGAAGGAAATTTAAATCATATGCACTATGTTGTACATCCCGATGATATGCAGTGTAACTACTATAACCAAGATGTTGAGCAACCGCTACCGCAATATTTCTACTAGAACATCCACTAGTATTTGGTTTTGGTTTAACTACAGTTGGTTGATCTATCTGTTCATATGTTGATTGAACATCGGTATCAAAAGTTCTAGCAAAATCATTAGTTTCTTCATAAGATTTTTGCGTTATTTCTGCATTTCTTATAAGATTCTGATACCTATCTTTATTATGAAGAGTTCCAGCAGCTTCAAAGTTTGTTGTTGCCTTAGATACCAAAGATGATGGTGGATTTAATCCATATGGATCACTAGTTACTACAAATGTTTTTATACCAGTAGTAAATGCTGGATTTCCTGTTCCAGTTGGAGTTGGTACAAACATTGTACCAGTAATTTGTCCATTTTCATCTGTGATTAATCTAATATCCTTGACTGTAGCCTCTGAACCACTACTAAGACCTTTTAAAGTCATACCAACTATCGCCTTACCATAAAAATCTGACATTCCAGCTTTGGAAAGTGATGCAGTATCAAGATTCAAGAAAGTACTTGTTGATGCATAAGTATCTGCAAGTTCTTGACTAGTATCATATGGATTCATCGCATAAGTTGTTGCTGGATCTAAGAAATTACCACTTTTATGATTTAACTTAGCTAATCTAAACCTAATTGCTTGATCTCCACCATTAGCACTTGGGTTAATAAGAGCTGTTGTTCCATCTCCGGCTACAAATCCTTCTACAGTTTCTCCTGGGAAGAAAGCTCCAGAAGTCATGGTTATTTCCAAAAGTTTTGGAGTACACCATCTGGTCATTTCCTTCTTATCGAAGAAAATATGCATAACTGTATTTGGTCTTAAACTCTTACCAATAAATTCAATATTTCTAGATCTCATATAAGAGATAATTTCAGTATTAATTAATATCTCATTTGTAATAACAGTATCAAGTTTAACACTTACCTTATCAGCTACACCTGTTCTTGACTTACTACCTTGTTCATCTACCTTAGTTGATGTAGTTGTTTGTGTATAACTACCACTATTTGCAACATAGTTATTACCATCAGCAAGTAGACTAGATCCAGGCGCAATACCAGACTTTGTTTCTGTAACGGTTTGGGGATCATGCTGTGTTCTACCAGTAACAATTTCCTCCCATATACCCCATTGAATTGGTCCTAAACCAGTTTGTTCATCAATACCAAGTCTAGCAATAGTTGCAGCATAATCTCCTTCTAAATTGGTATTATGTGTTTCCAGAATCTTCACATCAATCCAAACATCCGAAGAAGGATTAAGTTCTACTGTACCGATAAATTGTGTGATAAGGAAAGGAGTTACACCTTCGACTCTAGTAGCATATGGATTCTTGAAATATTCAACAGTACTATAATTTAAAGTTATCAAATCCCCAGTTTTTTGGGTATTTGGATCATTCATATTATAGATATTTTCATCATCATATAAAGTTTCTCCAAGACTAGGAGACGAAAGTTGTAAATCAAGAGCAGTAGTATAATGAGGAGGCCTTAATTCATTATTAAATGTATCAATTGAACATCTTGAATCAAGAGCGTATGTATTCTGAGCTTTATGATCTCCAAAGTTATCTACAAGGAATCCATTTTTATATCTCTCAAGTCCATTAGTATCCTTAATTTGCAGATTTGCAGTCTCATTCTCAAGAAGAGATAACGCTGTATAATACTCTAGATTAGAAAGCCTTGTTTCCAACCTACCAATATCTTTCATCGTATAACGTCTATGCTGCGTTCGTTTGAATTTAATATCAGCAACATCATAAACGTAAGGTGGAAGAATTGCCGTTGCAACGTCTAATGCATTATCAATTTTGGGAGGAACACGAGGATTTAAAGAAGGAGCTCCTTTAGATACTTGAACAACCCCGTTTTTGCCCATAAAGATTCTATCAATCCTTCCAAGGAAGTAACTATAATCAAGTAAAAGATTTTCATCAGAAACTATGATATTAGTTGGGGAAGTTGATGTAACAGCAAATGATCTTGAATCAAAATCAAAAGGAGAATCTGTAGAAGATGTATTATAATCCGCTACTCTTGGTCGTATGTCAATAAAATCACTGACCCTTCTTCCATCAAACTTAGCAACATCTTTCTTATATGACTGTCTACTATAACTATTACTTGTAAAGATATCCCCAGTATCTGAAGTCTCAACATACTCTGCCTGATAAACAAATGTTAACCTTCTACTTGGTTCAGCAACCCCATCCTTTCTAATTACCCTAGCATAATCATAATATTCACCCCTCTGTCCATTATCAAACAAGAAATAATTAGTAACATCATTTGCACCAGTATCAACTTGAGTTATTGATGCTTCTATTGCAGATTCATCACTGGTGATAATCTCTCCTGCGACGAATTTTTGGTCATTCGCATATACAAAATTAATTGTAGTACTAGATGCTTTCTTAATAATAGTAGCACAAGCTCTACTTGTAGAACCAGTAATTTTTTCACCAATAATATAATCATTAGCACTACTTGATGGACTCAAAATAGAAGTTAATGTAAGTGTTGGAAGTGCTGCGTCAGCAGTATCAAAGGATTCAAATACTCCCAAAACTCTTGTTACATCAGCAGTATTCAAACATATTTCTCTATCATGAATTCTAGTTCCATAAACAGTATTATATGTCAATCCATCCTGTTTAACACCAACACCTGTTGCAGAAGATCCAGATTCAGCATACTTGGACCTATTGATTGTAAGAATACCAGCCCTTTGATTTCTTTTCTCTTTTTGGGTGACATTCTGATTAATTTGAGTGGTAGTTAAAACAACAGGAGTAGCAGTTACTTTTGTTAATCCACTAAAAGTAATAAGACCAGTACTAGAATCTAATGCAAACTGATCTGATGTTAACGTTTCTACAGATCCATCTTGATATGTAATTGCATATCTCTCTTCATCAAATCCAGTATAATTAAAATTAGCTTCTGGTGCAGGACTGGTTAGTTGACTTGCTGCTACTGATAACCCATCATACTGTTTCCTTATAGTAACAGAAGAATCTCTTAGATTAACACTATCAACATTTGGATAATTTAAAGGAGCTAACAATCTATTCTCATTGTGAGAAGTAACTCTAGCTACTCCAACTTGAAGATTAGATACTTCAGTAGCACTAGTTGGCAATCCACCTTCACAAACACCAGTAACTGTAGTTACACCAGTAAGAGTAACTGCGGATCCATCAGAATTTATAGTACTAACTTTAGCAAAACATTCAGTGTGAATACCAGTTCTATTATAAACTACAACAGCATTAGCAGTTGAAATTCCAATAAATGTTCCTTTAGTCGATGTAATCGTTGAAATACCTGCATGGTGAGCAGTTATTGTTACTGGTTTACCAAATTCCTTTCTATCAGAAAGTACAACGTCACAGTTAAATGTTTTTCCCGTACCAACAGCTTGGTGTACAGATTTTACATTATCCGAACCAAAACTAGTTGTAAATGCAACAATCCTACTATCATTAACACCATTAACAGTAATCCTTTCTCCAGGTAAAAACTTACCTTTAACTTGTCCAATGGTAAGTTCTTTATTATTACTTAAGGCAGAAATCAAATATCCACTAGCTGAACTAGATTGTCCTTCAATAAGAGACGATTTAGCAAGACTTGGGAAATTTTCATTTACCTGAACTTGAGTATAATATTGAGTATCAAAAAGTCTTAATGAGAATTGACTAGAACTATCTACATATTCTTCTTCTGAATTAAAGTCATAAACCCTTGCCACACCTACGGTTTGACCAGATGAAAGCGAATGAGATGCACCAACCCTAGTATCTTGTAATGTTACATAAGCAGTAGTAACAATACCAACTCCGGGCGAAGCAAAAACTCTATTAACTTTTACTTGATCACCAAAAGCAAGAGCAATATTTTCCCTTACACCATCAGTAGTTCTTGGTTTACTAATATCTACTAAAGTGTTTTCAAGTTTATCAACTTCAAATCCCCTAATATACGCCTTTCCTGGGGATATATCATAAACCATCAATCCTTCCGATGGAACATAACCATCACTGGTAGTCTCAGTACTTTGATATAATCCAGTATTTCCTTGATTTGAATTTAAAGATTCTCTTACATTAATTCTAAATGGACTAATATAATAATCTCCAGACTCATCATAAGTCCTTCTAGCAAGTTCTTCTGCAAAAATGTTATAATCAGTTCTTTGTGTAAAGAGTTTTAATTGACCATCTTGAACTCTAGCAAGTTCCACAAAACCCACATCATCTGTATCATTAACAGATTTCTTCGCAAAATAAGCTTTTATTTCTAATCTATCTGCACCTGGAGCAGAAAAATTAGGGAATCCAGCAGCATTATCTACTAAATCAGCATCAATATCAGAATTTACAATTGACTCAGAAACTTCTAAACCAACTCTATACGTTGGAAATGTTCCATACTGATCAAGAATAATGAGTTGTTCGTCAACTCTTACAAAATACCCTCTTAAATAATATACCCCTTCTGTAATGCCCATTGCAGAACCAATCTGCGAAGCATTTTCTGTAATTGTTCTAACAACACCTTGATTTACTCCAATCGAAGTATTGGAATATGAAATGGTTGTTTTTGCTAAAAGATTCTCAGAATCAAAGAATGTAATAGACTGATTATCAGTAGTACCCGATTTAATATAGGAAACATAAAGTGTAATATTACCCTTGTCAGACTCAGATTCTTTTATAACTTTTTTTACTTCAGCCTGAACACCAGAATCTTCTCCAATAAGTACCTGGCCAACTAATTGATCTTGATATAATGATATTGGAACTCCTAGAAAATTATCTTCTACTTGAATACAATAAAAATTACTAAAATAACTTAACTGTCCAGGAATTACATTAGCACCTTCTTTGAACATATGTTGTCCAAAAGAAGACACCTGATTCTGTAACATTGACTGGAGACCAGTCAACTCTCTAGCTTGAACAGGTTGTCCAGGCTTAAATAGAACTTTATAATAATCCTTTGCAGGATTAAAATCGTCGTAGTACGGAGCTACATTTAAATTTGTTTCCTGAGACATAATTTTAGAACTCTAAAATAACCTTGATTTCTTCTTTTTGGCTGGATGATCTGGTGATGGATGGTCGATTATCGACGTAGATAATGTCTCCAGAATATTTTTTCACTTCGGGATTGGATACACCATCAGTAAATTCCTGCCCAAGGTAATATGTTTTATTATTTATTACGGTTGAGACACCGCTGTAAGTTGTATGGATACCTAAATTGGTAGATCCACCAACGATAGTTACAGATCCACCTGTTGGAGGACTAGATGTAAACTCTAATAGTTCATAACCAAATTTAGGATCAACTCCAGTTGTTGCAGAAGTAGCAACTCTCTTATCTTGCCAATATTTTAGAACTCCGGTTGTTGCATCCCAAGATACAACTCTACCAACAGCTGTAGAACCAACTCCTACAGTTTGTGTAATTGTGGTATTTGCAGTAAAAGTAACTCCAGATACAGAAGATATATCAAGTTTCAACGCAGAAAGAGTAGAAGCTTGAGAAGAAGTTAATTTATCAGTAGATCCATATACTTGAGGACCTTTTACTATACCAATTCTAGAGAAAACGTTGCCAGTAATAAAATCTGGATTAGTATCACTATTCTCTAATTTACTATAAACCATAATTCTATTGGCGCCCAATTCATCATAAACATTTGCGCCATGTCCACCAGTTGGTGGAATGATTACATTAAACACTGCGGGTGTAGTACCATTTAAACCAGCAGCTGCCATATCAACTGTACCATAAGTGTATCCAGTCCCACCATCAGAAACAGCTATGGACTGAACTTTACCATCTGGATTTACAGTAACTGAAGCTTTTGCGCCATTTCCATCACCTTTAATAGAAATTCCTGTATAAGTTCCAGCAGTACCATAACCAACTCCTCTGTTAGTTATAGTAACAACTTTAAGTTGCCCACTAGTTGCTGCATTATCTCTTACTGTAGCAACATCAGTATTTGTTGACCAATCAACAGGAAGAGGGGTGAAATGATCCGTTTGGAATTTAATAATATCATTTGGTTTGATAGTAAAAAGATACTTCCAAATATATCCATCAGATCCAGCAGCTCTAGGCTCTAAATCAACAAATGTTGGTTCATTTAAAGACTGCCTGCCACTAATATTATCTGGATCTGTTCCATTATGTAAACAAATGTAAACACGATAATCTGAGTTTACAACAAAATACCTGGCCTCATATAAATGAGTAGAACCTGAGACATTAGATGGATTTGATCGACTGTAATCATGTCGATACATATCATACACAGTACCCGAAGTCCATGTATATCGTCTCACAACTTGCGCAACATTGGCAGATTGCAATCTAGACATAGACAACATCGTATCCCAATAATCATTATCCTCCAAAAGATTATCTTTAGGAGCTGGGGGTGTGGTATTCCATGTTGATACCGTTTCTGTTGGTGTCGTCAAACCAACCCACACATAATATGAGTTCACATCAGAAGAAATTCCCGATATAAAGTTATTCGCGTTCAAAATACGAAGCTTATCAGTTATAATCGAAGCCATCGATACTTAGCTTAAGGTACTATTCTCTTTATTTATCAGAGATTTATGTGTGTTATGAATCATACCCAGTGAACTTAAGAATTTCCTTCCTTATAATCACTGGTGAAGATTGGAGTCCGGTTACTCCATCTGTCAATATTGGTGAGTATGTATTGGATCCTTGTCTCACGTAACTATGAATCATACCCCAAGAATAGTTACCCATATATTCACTATATCCCATTCCAGTTAGTCCATTAAAGGTATCAACTGCAACAGTAACTTGAGTTACTGCTGTGGATCCCATGCCAAAGGCCTCAGTAGTAGCAGTAGCGACTGAGATAACTTCATAAACATTATCTACAAATGTTGTTCCAACACCAACCGTAGTGCCCGTAGAATCAACAGATGTTACTCCATAACCAATATTAGTATTAGAAACTGCGAGATATTGAGCAGATCCAATACCAGCTACTGTTATTGCAGTTCCAACAATAGAAGCATTACGGAAAACAGAATCCATAGGAAGAACTAAATCAAGAACCAAAGCTTCCGTTGTTCCAATAGATGTTGTCTTAATTCCACTAATGATTCCAAAATCACCATCATAAGAGCAATTTTCAATTGTTTCATATGTTGGAGTAGGTGTAGTGAAGATTACTCCTGGTATAGCAGTATTTGTATAACCAGTTCCTGCATTGGTAATAGTAACAGACGTTACAACACCTGCGGTTATAGATGCTGTAGCAGTAGCTCTATTCTCTTCTGCTCTTGAAACCGGAGCACCATAAATCTGCCAAGATGTTCCACTAGTTGGTTCAAATGTATATGGATAATCATTAGTATTTCCATTAGTGGCACCAGAAGTTGTAGCAGTAGATATCGTAACAGTATTCAATTTAATAATGTTACTACCTCTATTCATCTCAAATTCATAAACTAATGGAGTTGCTCCTGCAGTAGAGCCATAATTATAACCAGTAACCCTAGCTCTAAATCTAGCAGATAGTGACTCATAGAAGAGTCCGGTCATTCTTCTGTCACCAGCATTAATATGAACTCCTGGAAGTCCTGGATTATCTGCAGTAATATTTTCATTTTCAGAAGATCCTCCACCAAATGTTATATAACCATTTGTACCAACATAAACCATATTGTAAGTATTACCAAAGAAATCAATATTAAACTGCATCTGAATCGCATATGATGTATCATTTGCATCACCAGAGAATTCTGTTGTAAATCCTGTTGATCCGAATGATGTAGATGCAATTCCAATAGCAGAACCAGTTGGAATCCATGGATCTGTTGTTGATGGTATACCAATCACAACTGTTGGTGCAGATGTGTAACCAGAACCACCTTCATCAATAGTAATTGAAGTTACAGAAGATCCGGCAGAAACAGTAACTGTTCCAGCTGCAGAAACCAAATTAGTTCTATCAAGAATTAATAGATCCTGTTTATTTGAAACTAAGTCCTCTCTAGAGTTATTGAAGAATGGTCTACAATTTTCAACAAAAATTTGAGTAGATGCTGCTCCGATTGATTTAATAATAGGAGTTAGTGGATTAATATTTGCTTCATAAAGAATTCTTGTTTTTGCAACTTCCTGTCCATTAATAATCAAATCATGCATCTGTTTGCATCTATCTACAGGTCTGATAAAGGAATTATCAGAACTAATTCCAGCACCCCTGTAAGCCTGCGTGTATACAGTATCATCTGTCTTAATTCCAGTAACAACTCTCTTAGATTGATCCCATTCAATACCTTTTGTTGGAATATCAGCTCTTAATTGTAATTTGTCACCAGGTTCAACCTCTTCAAGAATATTGACTTCAACAACATCAGCATCTCCACTACCCTTATAGAAGATAAGTTTAGAAGTATCATCAACTTTAGGTGTTTCTGTAAATTCAAGGACATTACCACCATTAAACTTATAAGCAACTCCAGGTTGTTGTAAGATATCATTAACAAAGATAAGAAGAGTGGACTCAAGATCAATATTAGATCCTTTCGCCTTTCTAATTGTCATATTAACACTATCTTGTTTGATACTATATGATTTGTCAATTCCATTAAAGACGAAACTATCTAATGGTAACAAGTATCCAGGAGACCAAGCAGCAAATTTATCGTTGAATATTTCATCAACAGTCATTGTAAATTCAGCGAAGGTTGTAGTTCCAATACCAACTTTAGTTGTTGGAATACCAGCTATACTATCACTTGGAATTGTTAAAATTTCACCTTTCTTATATCCATATCCAAAATTAGTAATTGTAAAGTCTGTAACACTAGATCCAGATCCAACAACAATATTCACTTTAGCTTCTGTACCAAGAGCACTTGGGCTAGAAGATGAATGCGTTAGAGGAATATTTTCATATGATAGTGGATCATCAAATTCGACTGAATATTTCTTAGAAACTGTTCCAGATCTTGCATAGAAATGATCACATGTGGAAATACCAGTATTAACGACAAATGAGTTATCATCATTAACTTCTAAAACAAGTGAACCATTAGAACCTGGATCAATTCCACTTGAAGAATTATTATTTGCTCTAGGAGCAAGAATAGATCCTTGTACTGTTCCACCACCATGGAATATTGTATTTACAGTAGATGTACCAACATTAACAGTGAATTGAGTTGTATTAGCAACACCAATCACTTGTACACCAGAATACTTAGGATCTGGTTTTCTTGGATACTTATGTTGAGTTGCCTTACTGTCCTTACTGCATGTAAATGTTAAAGATTCTGTCGCTATCTTAATACTTTGTCCTGCATGAATATTGTGAGAACCAATACTCATTGTCATGATTCCACTAGAAGCAGTATATGTTGCAGTTGTAATACTATAATTTACAATAGTTGATACGCCAACATTAAGTGTAATAGTATTGGATCCGGTTCCAGCAATAGAAACTGAAGTCTGAGATATCGGATCTGTGGGTCTTGGATAAGTATGTAAACTTATTCCAGAATCCATTGCACAATGGAATGTTAAAGCATTATCTGGTATTCTAACAGATTCGCCTGCCTTAACTAATCCATTACTTGCATGAGAAATAAAGGAGTGAATACCTGTGTTTGTAGATGGTATTGTATCTAATACTTGAACTTCAAATGTATTTGTAGTAACACCTGCAATTGCCATCCAAGTATTACTCTTAGGATCAGTTGATCTTGGATAAGTCTTACTAGCAGAAAAACTATCCTGAGCACACTTAAAGGTTAATGAATCATTAACAAATTTAACCCTATCTCCATTTTCAAATCCATGACCAACAACAGTACATGTCATTATACCTGTTGTTGGAGTATAATGAGCAGTAGAAATTGTATGCGCTGTGGTTCCACGAAGTGTATGAACTCCAACCGTTAATACCAAATTTCCTGTTGAAGGCGCATATGTGGCGTTAGAAACATCATATTTGGTAAGAGGTGTTTTACCAACATTAACAGTAATTGTATTTGCACTTACTGCAGTAATTGATGTTGTTACACCAAGAATTGGATCAGTTGCTCTTGGATAAGCATGATTCGTTAAATCTTGATCCATTAAGCAACTAAATGTTATCGCACCACTTGAGAATCCAACAGTATTACTTGTAGTATAACTGTGGTCACTAATAGTTAAGATTAAATCACCGCTTTCTGCGTTGTATGTTGCATTTGTAGGTGTTGTTGTACCAACTCCTGTTACAGTTACTCCACCATCTGTTGCACTTACAAAGGTATGCAGGTAGTTACCACCAGTAACTACGGAACCCTTAATTGCGGTTTCAAAGGTATGGACGTAATTACCACCGGAAATTATTGCATTAGAACTTGCACTTTCAAAATAATGTATTGATTGATCATTTGGAGAAGAAACACCAGCATCAATTACAATCTCTCCATTCTGATAAGTAAGTCCACCAGCAACTGCTGCCTTAAACGTATGAGCAGTTACATTAGTAGAAGGTGTCCCCAATCCACTTGTACCAACCTTAGCTAAACAATCTATAGTAAATGTATTTGCAGTTGTGTTTGCAATTGATACCCATTTACCAGAAATCGGATCTGTAGGTCTTGGATAACTATGCGATTCAGAATCACCATCCTTAGTACATGTAAAGAATAGAGAATTATCTGTTAATCTTATCTTATCTCCATTGGAGAATCCATGACTAGAAACAGTTAATGTAGTAATACCTGTATATGGATTGTATAATGCGTTAGAAATAGTGTGGGATGTTCCAGCACGTACAATACTAACTGCAGTATCATATGTGGGATCCTCACCCCTAGGATAATAATGTTTTGCTGCACCGGAATCTAGACTGCAAGTAAATCCTAATCCACTGAAGATTACATCTTTATTTGCACTGAAATTATGAACATCGGATGTCGTAACCGTCATAATACCAGATGCATTATCATACGCTATTGTTGATATGCTAACTGGAGCAGAATATTGACATGTTAATGCAATACCAGATAATAAAACATGTTCACCAACTGATAATCCATGAGCTTTATTAGTTGTTATAGTAGTAATACCAGATGCTGATGTATAACCAACATTTCTAACACCTCTAGGTGCATAGAATCTGAATGGATTTGTAACAGCTACTCCAGTAATATATCCATCAGTAATAGAAGCAGTACCTATAGCAACTCTAAAATTATCATCTGGATTAACAACATGAACTTCTGGAATATATGGAATGTAGAATGATCCAGTTGTATTGATTCCTGGAATCTGAGATCTATATCCAGATCCAGTATATCCAAGACCAATTGATGTAACAGTACCTGCAGCAGATACTATTGCAGTACCACCTGCAGCAACTAAAGGTTGATATCCATATCCCTGACTTGATCCAACTGAAACTATAACGCCACCAACAGGAATTGTTGCATTGTTTACATCAAATCCGGTTGCAATATCTCCTCTGAAGATAATTTTCGATGTTCCACTACTTTCACTAATTGTGTATGTCTTAGTAGCACCTGGGGCTTGGAAGATTTCATTTACAAGAACTACAGCACCATTAGTAGAGAATCCTGTTGTATTCGCGTCCTCTTGAGTTAATGTAAAGGTCTTACCAATTCCATTAAATCCGGTATTAACGTTATCAAAGACATAGTTTTCATAGTATGCTGGATTAACACCTGACGCTGCTCCAGATCTTAGGAATATTCTTCCTTGGAATGTATAACTTGTACTAATTCCATCATATCCACTACCAGCTGGAGGTGAAAGTCCAATAGGAGCACTAACGAAGTTAAGAGTATCGTCAATAATATTATAATCACCATCCCATCTCTCAATTATAGAACCTGATGCATGTGTTGTTAATCCACTTCCCATCCATGGTCGATTAACAATGAGTGAATTGGTACTACCAACACCAACACTATCAATCTTCATATATTCTGTGCCAATCTTAACAACGTCCCCACCAGCAAACTGACCAGGATCATCTACATACAAGATCGATTTAGCATTATCAAGATAATAAGATGTTAATGTTGTTACACCTGTTCCTACAATAGGCGCCTGAATATTATTATCAATCGCAATTAAAGCCTTCGAATTTTGTTGTGAAGAGGTCAATGAGTGAGAAGTACCAATACCAACAGCAGTAATATCCAAAACAGTTGGAACCGTAGCCAAAGCATTAGTTGCACTATGAGCTAATTTAATCTTACTCTCATTAATTTTAACAGCATAAACTGTTTCTGGAAGTAAACTAGTTGTTCCGACACCCGCAATAGTTGTTGTATCAATACCAATATTCATGGTATTACCAATGCCAAGGTTGCCGTAGGTTAATTTTTCACCAGTAACAAAGAAATGATTTGGAATTTCAAGAATATTATTGGTTACATCAACAATAGTACTATCATTTCCACCAAAATCCTTCTTAAATACAGGATCTCCGCCATGTTTAATATCAAAGTTTCTCTTAATAAAGGTCTTAGTACCTAGATATGCACCATCATAAGATCTAATCTGAGCATTATTGAAATTAATAACATCAGTTGTTGCCCCACCAACTGGGTGAGTCATTGCATATTGAATAGAAGTAACAGTACATGCAACACCAGAAGAAGGAGTAAAGTTTAATACAACATCTGTTCCAGAGAAGGCAGCACCAACTGTTCCAATACCAAGATTACTATTAGTATCAATAGTTGGATATTGAGAACAGAATGTCTCAACAGGAGTACTACCAGACCGTATATGAACAACAGCTGCCTCTAACAACTGTGTATGTCCGCCTAGGAATGAAGTTGTTGTATCTTGAACACCAACAATATAATAGGCAGCATTATATGTTCCTGTACTATACCTTGCAATTTCAACTGGAACAGGAGAAGTAGTCGATCCAATACCAGTACATGTGGTATCAATCCTACAAGTAGAAACACTAGTATTTCCAGTTCCAACATAACTTTCATGGAATGCAGTAACAAATGTATTAACAGTTGTTCCTAAATCTGCAGCAGCTGTAAATACTATGTTTACATCCGAACCACTATATACCGCACCAAATGTACCAATTCCAGAAGCGTCATAAGGAATTGATTGATTAGTTACAATACTTGCCATTTCATTGGTATAAATTTCACTTCCGTCATGAACATAATTAATCTCAGTAAAGAGATATTCGCCATCAGATGACTTGGCCATTGCAAGAACTTTACCTGCATAATAAGTTGAACCTATACCAACACACTTAGTTGCAGATGGACTTGAGGCTGCTGTAATTGTAGTACTTCCAGTAGACGTTTGAACTGAAGTACCAAGATCCAAATTAGATCCAGTTGTTGTAGTATCAGATAAAGATATTGAGAATTGATCAAGAGAATAGTTATTATATTCTGCTCTCTTTGGATAGAAATGTAATTCACCAGTAGTTCCATATATGGAGAAATCATAATGGTCTGCAAGTTCATAAGCTGTATAAACAGAACCATATTGATTCAAATATGCACTTAAATTATCATGTAAGGAATTTACAATAGTTAATTCTTTCTCACCTTCAAATCTAGTATCTCTAGCAAACACAAAGAACTTATTCGCTCTGAACGCATTAAGTGTGTGATCATCAATAACATCCCAATTTATTGCACTTGGTAAATGATTAAATTGAGGAGCAACATCATCAATAGTAAGTACCCTATTTCCTCTAGATTCAAAATAATCAGTGAATATAGTATTCTTCAGCCGGATCTCTGATGATAGTGGTGGAACAAGATCAATAAAATTCTCATAACCGAGATCATAGTCACTATAACAGTTCACATCAATTGTAGTTTCTACAATTGCAGCAATATCCGCACTACTTGTACGTCCATAACCAAGAATAGGTGTTTCATTTGTAGAAATAATATCAAGATTAGAAAACTTCTTATAACCAGCAGTATGGTTTAATGCAGACACTGGATTATCCCAAGTATCTAAATCAATTTGTGATTTTAAAGCATATGAGAAATATTGATAATAATCACTGTCATGGACTCTGTTTAAATCATCATTAAGAACTCCAACTGAATTATCCCAACCTACTATTCTCTGAGATAGAGGTGCTATATCAAATCTAGATTCTGTAAGTATAGAAGTATCAACTTTAGCAAAAGTCTTCGATCCTTTACCTTTAATAGTATCACCAGATTTATAAACAAAAGGAGATTCTATTCTTAATGTAGATGTTCTTTCATCCCAACCAACAACTATTCCTTTTTGTTTCTGTGTTTCTGAAGTAACCTTATTAATATTTTCTCCAATATCAAATGATTTCTTCATTAAATTAGGAGAGAATTTTGCTATGTAACGTTCTGGAACAATCTTACCAAACGACTTAGCTGGTACATACGTACCTGGATCTGTAGTAAGTTTATAAGATACTGATCCAATTCCACCAATATTAGCATCAATTTCACTCAGTTCAAAGGAAACGTATCCAAAATCTTCTGAGTTAAATCCTTTATCTCCGGTATTAACACCAACATTCTCAATCCAAATCTTATCACCTACATCAAATGGGAACGTTCCAGCAGTACTGAATCCAACATCTAATTGTACAGTAACTAAACTACGAGTCGAGTTCCAAGAAATTGTAGTAATTCCCAGTGCATTAGAATTATTAATTGGTATAACTCTAGGAGCAACCTCATAAAGTTGATCGGGATTTTTAATAACTTCAACTTCCCCTACAGCACTACCTGTTAAAGTTGCCTCAATATCAACATCATTAACAACTAAATCGGTATCTGAAGTAATAACAACTATATCAGGAGCAATATTATAATATTTTCCTCCAGTTAATATTCCAATGGAATCAAATATAGAAAGTCTACTTAATTCAAGAATTTGAGGTAATCTAGCAGAAGGTCTTAATGTCGTGTCTATTGGGAAATCAAAACCAACATTTGCAACATCTACTTTTACAGTTTGTCCAATTGTTGAACTATACAGATTGAGATTAAATTCAGATCCTATACCTGTTGTAATTGTGGTTATTCCTGGCAATGAAATATAATTTCTTCCACTATTTCTAACTCTTACAGAAGAAATTGAACCTTCTGCTGTTTCTGAAGTTGTTGTATATTCAAATTCAGATTCTGCGCTTGTATAACTGGGTTGTTCTGGAATATCACGAAGAGATAATTTGAAGAAAGTAGATCCAATGCCAGTAACATTTCTTGGACCATTAAACTTACTTGGTCCAAAGAATAATGTATTATAATCAATAACTTCATCATCACTGATTATTTGTAATTTAACATCAGTCAAATCTCCCTTATTTACAGGAGTCAGAGAATAATAAAGAATCTTAGGAACTCCACCACGAGTATCAAGAGTCACACTAGCATTACCATCAATACCAGGAACTCCAACACTAGTTACATTAAAGACTTCCGACTTTTTATTTGTATAGAATTTATCATAGAACCATTCATCTTCGAATTTAGGTTCTTCAAAGAAACTAAAGTCAAATGCTTGAATGGTTTGTCCAGCAGATACAATAGAAAGTGAAGGATCCGAAACATCAAACTTAACTCTACTTCCATTAACAAAAGTTAAAGGAGGATTAATTAAACTAACATGCTGATCACTAGAGGAAGTATTAGAACCAGTAGAAGTTACATCTACAATTATTGGAGGTTCCAATAAAGCATTTTTCTTACTAGATGCTAACTTAAAGTTATTAATATCAGATTTAATAACATAATAAAGAGTATTATCAACTAAACCACCTGGAATTCCAGAAACTTTTGCAACAGAAGTAGCTGCAAACAGTACCTTATCACCAGTTATAAATCCATGACTAGGAATATTAAAGGAGTTTGTTGTTGTAGTAACACCACTAGAAGCAATACCTTTAGGATTAATTAAAACCCTTCTATGATAATCATTATACTTAATTGTTACTGTTGTAGTAATACCAGGAGTAACATTAAGATTTACTCTATCTCCGATTCTAAGTTGTGGATTTGTTTCTGTACTAACAACTACATCAATTTTCTTTGCGTTTCCAGTAACAACATCATATTGTGTCTTAAGACTATGTTCTATTCCAGCACCAACTGTATGGAAATATAATCTATATGCAGCAGAAGATCCAACACCAATATATCCAGTAGATCCAACACCAACCTTAGATGTTGATAATCCTATTATGTTGTTATCATTAACAATTGCATAAACCGGAGTTGAATCAGTTAAAAGATAATTGGCTATACCATTTGTAGATACTCCTAATGAAGTCCCTCCACCATTTGAATATATTAATTTTTGACCTGTTTTAAATCCATGACCCTTTAGATACATGGATTGGGTTGGAATAAACTTGTTTACGTTTGTTGTACCAATTCCAGCAACACTAACAGTGGATCCAATACCAACTCCCGCTGTCGTACCCAATCCTACAGTATTAAACGGGGCAAAATATAATTTTCTATTATAAGTATATGATTTATCAGTAAAGATCCCAACAGAGAAACTGAACTTTCTAGATTTTTCAACAACCAAATCACCAGCAGTAGCAGCTATTCCTGTTGTAGAATTAAATTCCCTAAGAACCCGTACTTTCTTATTATCTTTATCTACATTTAAAACCCTAAGACACTCAAAATAATTTGCATTACTATCATGACCTATTTGCAATATATCATCTTCTCTAATAGCTTCTTTTTCTAAAGGACCATCCAAATACAAATAAGTGGATATTCCAGTAACACCAGTTGTTCCAATTCCAGCTTGAAGTTTCCATTCGTTAGTTACAACTCTAATAGGTTGTTGTCTTTCATCAACACCCCCAAAGAAATCAGTAGAAAGTCCTGATAGAGTGATGAGATCATAATTTACATAATTATGTGGTGTTGAAGTATATACATTAACAAAACCAAACTTAGAAGAAAGTTCAATATCAACATCAGAGAAACTTCTCTCCGAAGATGAGATGGATACTATCTTTTTACCAAGTATTTCAGAAACAACAACAGCAGCACCAGTACCGCCAGTACCTTCATTATCGAACTCTAGACTATCCCAAATTTTATACCCTGTACCACCAGTCAGAATACCTACAGAGTCTATAGAACCCCTGCCAGACGCCTTTAAGATACCTTTCTTCCTCTTAAGAACATCTGCAATTGGATTAATTAGTCCCTCATACAGATTTTCATCGGAATTGATCTTACTAAACTTAGTATTTCTAATTAACTTATTATCCGATACAGAGAATTTGTCTGTATTAGAATCATTCCTAAAGTTAAAGGTTTCTGGTTTTGATCTATAAGTATCTCCAATAACATATGGGAATTGTGGTTCTCTATATCCAGCAAAAGGACCATCAGAGTTGACCTTCAAATTATTGATGGTCATAAAGTAAGCATATGTTCCATTCGGGAATTCTGGAGTTCTACAGAATCTACCATTATGTTCATCTAAATTACCATCAGCAGTGTAAGTATAATCTTCTACAAAGAATCCAGATGGCCAATCATTAACTGATGGTCTACCAGCCTTAAGATCTACACTATATCCAGACGTCATTGGAATGATGTCGCCAGATTCCCTGTTAGTGGTGCCGTAAGGACCATATATGGGGTTTCCGTCATATGCCCACCCCAGAATTGGAGAATGGTACTGTGATAGTTGTTCCTCCCCACTGGCATAGACTAAATCAGTATTACCATAATATGGTTTCCCTTGAGGACTTAATTGATATACATTTCTTCTTAAAGATCTTGGTGCAGAGAAACAAGTGAATTGAATATGATCACCAGTAGGTATTGCAATACCATCATCATCTTTAATCGTTCCTTTGAACTTCTCAAATGAATTAACTTCCCATGTTTTAATAGAAGCTCTAAACGTAGCATTCTGTCCAGAATTAACAGCATCAATAGTTGTAGTTGCTGTTGAATATCCAACACCACCACTAATAACCGTAACACTTGTTATTGAACCATTAGTGATAACAGGAACTAATTCTGCATAGGATCCTGTTTGCGATGATATTGATAAATCTGGAATTGAAGTATAACCAGCACCACCAAATTGAACTACAACTTCTTTTATTACTCCTTGATCAATAATTGGTTTAAACTGTGAGTTTTCTCCATTCCTAACCAATATTAACGGTTGCCTATCATAATTAACAATAGATGATACACCATATCCAACACCACCACTAGTAACATGAACACTCTTTATAGGACCTCTTACAATAGGTTGTATTGTAGCACCAAAAATGGATGATGCATTAGTTGTTGCAATTCCAATATTTCCTTCAACATTTACTGTAATTGGTGGATACTTAAATGTATGCGTACCTGCACCGATATCAGCAAATCTTACATAATCTTTACTGAGGTAATTAGAGTTTGATAATGTTGTTCCTATTCCTGCAGCTGCAAGTCTAAAGTCATCAACACCAGTTTTAATAACATAATAATCTTGTGATACCGAAAGTCCAGATATTGCAGTATCACTTACAGAGTATCGAATAAGATCTCCACTAGAAAAACCATGATCTACAATCTTGATTTTATTAGTAGCAGTATTAATGCCTATTGTTCCTACACTTCTTTCTTTATTCTCATAACCACTTCCAGGATTTTGAACTACAATACCAGAAAGTCGTCTTTTCTTCTTAGTAGATTGTATTCTTTGAATATTCAATACTACAGCAGTAGATCCAACACCAACATTTTTAAGTGTAAATGGATTAATTCCAGAAAGAGCTTCTTCCTGAGTCTTATGTAACTTAACAGTAGTGAGATCAACAGTTGAAGTATAATATACCCCATTCTCAACCATTGAAGTACTAATGGAAACAAAGTTTGATGAAGATGCCCAATCAGAAAAAGTCTTATATGTTACTTCTTCACCATCTCTGAATTTATGATATGTACTAAATCCAATACTATTAGATGAAACTTCAGTAAATGGTTTAAAATCACTATAATGTTTTACTAACTGTGTTTCTGCTACAGCTTTAGCACCTTGACCATTACCACCACTAATAGTGACATTAATATCTCCAATATAATCAAATCCTGGATCTACAATATCAATTCTTTCAAATTTACCTTGAATATTCGGTCTAGCAGTAGCACCACTACCAACTGAATCAGTAATTAATATTTCTGGTAGGTTAATTACATCATAACCCGTTCCTCCAGATAATACATTAATCTTAGATAAATTACCATAATAGACAAAATCATTAGATTTGTAATTTAAAAGTTCAACACCATTAATAAAGACGCCTGTTGGTCCAGGATCTGTCTTAGTTTTATTAGATCTATCATCAACAACTGTTGGGATCTTTCTAATAATCTTTGTAGCATCAATTATTTTATCTTTATAATCAACAGGTATAATTTTATGATCTTTAGCAGTACCAGATACATCAATAAACTCATTACTGAAAAGTTGATCTAATGTTGTTGAGAACTTAACAGAATTGTTATCAACTCTTGTAATGAAGTAATATCCTTGATCCAAACCAGAAAGAGTTGTAGTTTCTGTAGTTACTCCGACAACTTCTGATGTATTTGTAGGATTATCATTACTATACTCATAAGTTGTTGTTGAAATACCAGCATAATAGACAGCATCACCAGTATAGAATCCATGATCAGCATTAGTTCCTACAATTTCAATATCTTCTCCATCAAAAGTTCCTGAAAATGTAATAGTTTTATCATTAAGACTAAGTTTTCGTTGATAATAAACTGGTAAGGAGTTTGAAACGATATAAACATTATCCTGACTATCATCATAATAAGAATTTAAGACATTACCAGTATATTTTTGAAGATCAGTATAAGAATCAGATCTTACCTTAAGAATATTTCTTCTAAGATGGAATACAGTATCATTATTGAATGTTGGAAGAGAACCATAAATGGTCATCTTTGTGGCATCAAGAATATCAGTAACTGTTAAACTAGTGTAAGTAGTACCATTATAAACAGAAACTTCATCACCCAAATTTACTAAATGATCTTCCCAAGTAGCCAATTCATATGAATTATTGCCTAATGATGTTACAGACTTTACTCTACATTTGCTAAGATTATTATTGAGTAAACTATCAGAAATCTTAAGTTGAGAATCTGCTCCCAACTTTGATGCGTAAATGGGATCATTCTGTCTAAATGATTGTCCCAAACCATCTGTACTTATCCCCGAAATAACATTAGATACACGGAAATTAATTTGTTCACCGGCATCATCATATCCATAGGCATAAGAACTATCGTAAATAGACGTTCCAACATCAATAACCTTGGTAAGATCAGAAACACCAGTAAATTGAGTGGTGGTCTTATCTAGATAATCACAAAATATCTCATTATCGCCTGTACCAATTCTTAATGTACCTGTAGTACCAAATCCAACAGTTGAGTCAACGTCTACAAAAGTTGATCCAATAGAAATGCCATTTGTAGCTTTACTCTTTGGATGAGATACAAATTCACCAAAAATACTTCCTACAGTATCAATATCAGAATTCTTTACACCAGCATCAAGTGATAATTGATAATATGTAGTATTACCAAATACAATTGGTTCAACTTTTGTTACTGTGCCATAAGAAGACCCTTGATAAATGGTCTTCCCTTCAAGATCCATTGGATCTCCATCAATGGCTTCAACAACCATCTGTTTTTCACTAACCCAATTAGCAAAAGACGGTCGTATTAAGTAATCTTGTGGTTTTATAACATCAACATTCTTTCCAAATAACGATCTAAACAGAATTTCAAAAGATTCGGTAGTTCCTTTACCTCTATAGAAATCTGTTGACCTGTTTATAAAATTAGATACATTAAGTTTCTCAGCAAATGCCCTATCTTCAAATCCAGGAACATAAGAATATTTTAATTTAGAGAAAAGTTCGTTTAAAAATCTTGAGGTAATATTATGTACTTCAGATCCGTTCTCATGTGTATCTACAGCATTAGATTCAAAAATTAACGAATCTGGTTCATCTGCATTATAATAACTAGTAATTCCACTAAATCCCCTCTTACATCCATGGAATTTCGTGGAATCTTTTGAAGTATATGTTATAATTTCATCGTCAATTTTAACAATACCATACTTAATGGGGAATCCATCAGTAGATTTGACTGAAATTATATTTGTAGTATAACCAACAGCACCACTTGTAGTAGTAAATTCAATTAATGATTCTGTTGTAAATGTACCAACTCTAGAATATTGGTCAATATTCTCAAGAATATTAATAGGCCCACCAATATGTTCCTGACTCAGGTAATATTGCTTTAAAAATTCCCCTAAAAGGGGTGATTCGGTTTGAACAAATTCTGGTAATTGTTCAGCAACTAGTGCATTAATCTGTGCGCGAGTTTCAATCATATTACCTAGTTAACTTGCCGTTAGAGAAACTTGATGTTGTTGTATACCTTGTTCCAGAAATATCGGATCCAGAACTTATAAGGTCACTAACCATAGAAACAGAGCTATTACTAATATCTAATTGCAAATACAAATCTTGTTTGCCAATAACATCAAAAGATTCTGGAACAAGTTGTATTTCAATAATAGGACTATCGCTCTTAGTTATTGCCGTATTTGAAATATTTATGGGTTTTAAAAGGATCTCTCCTTTAACATAATCAATTGTACCTACACTACTCTTAATAATTTTCTTCTCAGTCTCAGATAATTTCTTAAAGAGGAATACTGTACCAGTTTTCATGCATGCATTTGGTTCATCACCCAAATATACTGTTCCTGGGTAGCCAGAAATGGTAAATCCAGATGATTTGATGTTCATTTGGTCTTTATCAACATGAACTTGGTTTCCATAACAAATTTCATAGTCAGCAAACGCATTTATTGTACATCTGAGGTCTCTTCTCATCGTAATAGTTGTAATATTCGATGTAATTGACCGATCAACACCATCAATTATGGAAAGAACCTTACTGTATTTGAATCTAGACCCAAATTTATTCATTTCATTGGAATTTGCATAATTTGTAAGCGCTGAAACGATACTTGTCTTCAAATTTGTCGAAGCATTCGTTTTATTTGCATTAAAATATGCACTCGTGTTCAATTCAATATAAAGATACTTAAGATCAACCAATTCTGTTACAATTCCAGCAACAGAATACTTTTTCAACTTATCAATAATGTTATTTTTGATTGCTCTAGAGAGAAATCGACCATTTTCAGGTTTAACACTAATATAAACACGTCCATATTGAGGTGGAGTGAGATCTTCACCACCAAATGCACTAACTGATTCAGCATTTGGATAAACAGTAGGTATCAAAGACTCAAAATCACTAGCTGTAACCGCTCTATACTGTGTAGAAAACACTTTTGGTGCATATTTCCTTACAGAAGAGACAGATTCTATTGCCTGATGTCCACTAACAGTGTCATTTACAGAAATTCCTGATATTGTACCGTTGGTTGGACCATTAGTATCAGGATTAATCACTCTACCAGAAAAAGTAAAGTTACTAATGTTAGTAGAATCGTCGCCAGACGCTGCAAGATAGTTAACAACGATCTGTTCACCCTCTACAACCTTCCTGCCGAAGATGCCATCACCAAAAACCAACTCATATCGTTCATCTTCTATCTCATTAACCATATAAATCTTTCGAGTGGCGTCCAAACTCAAGAGAGTCTCAACTTTCTCATACGCATCTCCTACTTGAGACTCAGAATATGGTTTAACTGTGACGCTTATTGACCTTGTATCGATGTATGGGTTCTCAAGAATGAATCTTTGAGTCTTTTCACTCCCATAAACAGTAAAATTCTTAGTTAAAAGGTTGCCTTCATAGATTGTTACATCTTCAAATGTAGCAATTTCGTCAATTACAGAGACTGTATAGTCTTCAATCGTCGAAAAAGCGAAATTTACGTTATTAAAACTCTCAGATGTAGCAAATAATCCCTTTTTTAACGTTAAAGTTCTTGGTACACTCGATACAGACGTTAAATCTACTGTAAAATTGACTGTTGTTGACCCAGATCGATGAGATCTTGGTACATATCCTATATTTCTTGCTAATCCAATGACATTTTCACGAAGAGTGGCGCTATCAAGGAACACTTCGTTCGCCACCATATTGGAATTATATGATGTGATGTAACTATTGTATGCTAAAATGTCAAGTAACATTGACATGTTAGATCCTTCAAAATCAAAATCAGTAAAATTACTGTTTGATCTTACATAATCCTTAATTTCGGTCTTAATCTGGTCAAAATCCAGATTTGTAAATTTAGTTAATGCCATTCCTAGTTAGCAGATTCCAGTACGAATGTTACATGTTGTCTGCCAACAGCAAGACCAACAATATCATAGACAATAGTTACATCAAAAGCATTACTATCTACGTTGGCAGCAACGTCAACATTGGTTACATTAACTCTAGGTTCATATTGTTCTACTGTGTCACGAATTCTTTGTGACATCATACTTGCTGCAGCAGGACCAACGTTTTCAAAAAGCATTCCGGCAACATCTGATCCAAATGTTGGTTCAAATGGCCGTTCACCAAATTGAGTTGATACTATATTTCGTACAGATCTACTAACTGCAGTCTCATTTTTAATTACACTAAGGTCTCCTGTTATAGGATGGCGTGTAAAACTGGTAGAAATATCTTTAAAGGACCGAGAAATAGTGAGAGGCACGTAATTTCAACATATTTTTTTTCTATTTATACACTATCCCTACCAGTTCTCTTTATTTTTACCCTTTTCCTTGTCCCCGATACCTTTTTCGAGCCGAGTTACGCGATGTTGAAACATATTTTGTATGCTTCCCGTTTCCTTGACAAGTTTTTTTCGGTGTCGTTTCCACATAAGAAAGACCCGTCAGACTTTGCTTTAATTTCATAGTTCTTCCATTGATACTTCATCAGGACTTGGTGTCCCATTCTCATAGTAATCTTGAGCTAGGTCCGCAAGTTTAGTTGCGGCCTCTCCCATGTCATTCGTAAGAAATACTATTTCACCACGAACTTTAATTTGATACTGTGGTTCGTCAAATGATTCTTGTTTTTTCATGTCCTACACGTATACGAGGGTCGCACCAGATTTCAAATCCTTCCTCCTTCGCATCTAGACAGAATGAAACGTCCTCGCCACACATGTCTTGTACTTTACCAGATTCAAAGACTTGCATCTTAGGAGCAAACCATGGATATTCAAGACTTTCGAAAACACCTTTCTTAATTAATACCCATCCAAACCCTGTGTAATCGACAGTAAATGGTTTGCGACGTTTGTCCATTGACTCTACAGTCTCGTGATTCATTACTCCACCGTTCTTGCGGAAGTCGTCTTCCTCTAACCAGTGAGCAACTGAGGTAGTATGCCCATCTTCTGTTGCATACCATCCGGCAGTGATCTCTCTTTCCTCACCTTCTGCTGGGACAGCAAGATCGCATAATTCCCAAAACTTATTTGGATTGAAAATAATATCACTATCAATCCATAGTTGATAATCATATTCTAGTTTTCCATCCCATGGAATCTGTTTTGGCCCTCTTAGTACATTTGCACCAAGTACTTTACACCTGGCAAAGTTTACCATTGATGAATAATCTTGACTGATTTGAATACTCATTCCGTTCTGAACCATATCAAAACAGAGTTGTACAAAATTCTTCAAGAAAATATAAGAACATCCCCTTCCTGGTAAACAGAAGATGATACTCTTACCTCTCATCCTTTCTTTAATAGCTGGGATATCCCACTGTTCTTCTTTTTTCTTAACAGGAGATTTCGCTTTAACTGTAAATCCTTTAGCCATAAAATAAATGCTCTAATCAATACATTTTAACCCATTATATATTAACCGTCAACAACTATGATCTTCATCTGTTGGTAGGGATGTTACTACTAATATTTCATGGAGGTCTGGGCGTATTTTTTTCTTCGCGATTTTTTTCTCTAGTTCTTCGTAATTAAGATTACAATATAATACATTATTGTTATGATATACATGGAAGTTTATTTCAGGACTCTTAATCATTTTTTCCTACGAAAATTTTTTTACAGTTTATGAATAACTAATCCATCATTCTTTATCTGCCATTCTAACATATCTCCTTCTTCCCAAAAAAGATCTTCCAACATTTCTTCGCTTAATCTTATATAATACTCGTCGGTCTTTTCATTATATTCAATCTCCAACTCATCAAACATAGTAAGATTCCAACTGATCTTATATATGATTCTCGGCCCTGGCAATTTTTTTTATTTCAATATATTTCTCTCGCGCTTTTGGTTCGTTGTAGGTTAGGGTAGTGAGCGGTTTTACTTATCGTATCGCGAATCGTCATATACCGTAACACCCCCGGCGCACTGCTCATATGTTATAACTCTTAATAATTAATACAAAATACATAAAAACCCTCTACCATGGAGGGGCAGAGGGAGAGGGGTGCTCAGGTCAGGCGGGTCGCATGGGGATGCTCTCTGCCTTGTCTGTTCGTGTTGGTCCTGAGTCCTTTGGTCATGCTCATAATGAGGTCTGACCGGCGGGGTTTCGAGGCGGGAAGCACGGTGTACTTGATCTCGCCACGTGCGTCTGCTCGCTGGAGGTCGGAGCGGGAGACGTTTGAAAAATCCATGAGGAATTTCTCTTGACTACCCTCCTATTATACCCCCCGGGCAGACCCATGGCATGAAAGAGTGTGCACTTTGCGAACTGTCCCCTAGCACCCCACAAGGGGGTTTTTTGCGTGTATAATACAGGGGTACACACGACAAGACTCCATGAACGGTTGGGAAAACTACGAAACTTGGAACGCTTCTCTTTGGATTGGCAACGACGAGTTTTTGTACAACACCGCTAAGGCATGCGTCAAGTTTTGTCCCGAAGACGAGACCCCATACGTCAAGTTCATCAGATGCATGACGAACGGTGGAATGCCCATCACTGGCGACGGGGTTAAGTGGGATGATCCTACTATCAACCATGATGAAATGGTTGAGATGATGGTTGAGTTATGACCAGTAAGCAACTTACCAAATTTGCTAGGTCGTTGGGTTGGGTGCTTGCCCGTCATGGTAGCAAGCACCACATTTTCAAACATGAAAATGCCATCAAACTGGTCACCATACCATATCACACCCGCGATCGCGTAGGCAAGCAAATCAAGAGACAGTTACAGAGCGTCTAGACGATCTTCGAACTGTCACAAGCACCCTCGAGGGTGCTTTTTTTATGTGAGGGTGTATTTGTTGGTTGCAATTCTTTACACCCTCTAGGAGCATAATTTTTATGCCACAGTTCTCACCATAAGAGAAGTGCTGCAAGTTTTCCACAGCACTGCCCTATAGCGTATATACTGATACCCTGTGGAAAACTTTTTTTCCACAGCATGGACTGCGCTAGTACATAAAAACTCTTCTCTTACCCCTCGCAATCTTATGAGTTAATTATATACTTTTTCCACAGGATTGTCAAGCGTTAAATGTAATAAATCTCATCAGTATTAAAGTCTTCTACTGCTACATTTACCTTGTCAAATTCTTCTAGAGATAATACTTTGTACCAGTCAATTTCTCGTGGGTTTATATCACCAATTACATCAAGATCTAGCGTAATTCTATACTTTTGTTGTGTGACGTACATGAAAAGAACCTCCAGAAGACTTTTGTATCATAGTTGTTAACAACTGTTTTGTCAAGTACTTATATGTTACAAAATATAATCGCGGATTTGACTTATAAGGAAAGTCATGATAGAATGCGCGCCAAGATCACAACAACTCCAAGGATTAACACCCTATTTGAGCACTTTATCTCTGGAGGATTAACAGATCTTTTTAGTACATTTGTTTGCCATATATTTATGCTCAAATTCCACATAATTACCCCACTTATTAACACCCCTGTGGAAAACTATACAACACGCTGTTATATTAATTAAAGCATTAATAAATGATTTAGGTATAACTACGTTTCTTTAATTTTCTTGTAAATATGTTCTACTTTGGGGCATTTTGTCTCAGCGAGTATATCTAAATTATCCATAAATTCAAGCAATTCAGTATATAATTTGAACCCTACTTCTTGTTCATTACATTCTCTATCAGAGAGGAAATTCTTATTTCTACCGAGCGAACAATAGTAATCATATTTCGTATGTACGTATTCACGTAGTCTCTTATCTTTCATGACTAATGTCCTCCGTAGGGGTCGTTCATTTCATCGAATGTTGAATTATCGTAAGATTCCTGTTCAATTGGTTTATGATCTGCCATGCCTCCATGATTACCATCTTGAGGCATTTTTCCATAACAGAGATATTCTACTGTTTGAATTGATCCTTTTAACCTATCAAGATCTCTATCCAATTTCATATACTCTTGATAATCATCTTCTAATTCTTCTAGTCTATCTTCTAATTGAGTTGTTCTTTTATAAAATCTTTCAAGAAGTTGTTCATATGATTCAGTTTGTTTCATTTTCCTCTGTAATAGCGTTATCTAAATTAATTGCAATATGATCTGTTGATATACCTAATCCATAAGAACTATCATCAACAATGTCAAAATTTGGGTTATGTAAATCTACATCATATCCATCAATCATTTCTAGCATTGTTGATGCTTTCTTTTTATTCTTTTCATGATATGCTACCCAATTAGCAGTTTCTTCCTTTAGATCATTATAAAAAACTGTAGCAGTACTATGTGATAGATAATCACCGATAATTTCCTTTAGTTGTTCTCTTCTAGGCAAAGAATCATTTGGATCATCATTGAAATCAAGATAATTCACTTTGGTTTGCGTTAACTTTAGTAAGTCTAATCTGTTGACGGATTATTGTCAAGTTCGTGTTTTTCTTTCTTAATACGTTTCTTGACCATCTTTGCATACTTGATATCACTCTCTGTATACCAATTTGGATGTTTCTTCGCTCGTTTGATGATCTTTTTTGCTGCTTTAATGTCCTTCAATGTGTTCTTTTTGTTCCTTAGGCGTGTAACTGACTTTACGATTACCTGTTAGTTCTACATTAAAACTTATACATATTCTTCTCTCATTTGAGCGATTTGGTGTTGTCGCATGTATGAGCAATGCTGGGAAAAATATTAACATCCCTTCTTCTAAGTTTGGCGTATAACTTAATTGTCCGCCTGATACTGGATCGTGAAAGGGTGCTATAAAATTAATAGGGTCGTGTTCATATTTATCATAATTTACATAACATACTGCCACAAATCCTGTTGTGCCATGTGTATGCATTCCATGATATTGACCCTTATCCGCTATCTCATACCATGGCAATCCTTGTGTATACCATCCTTCACAACATTCACGTTTCATTAATTCATCTAATTCTGGGCGAAATAACTCAGGCAAACTTTCGTATTTGGGTGCATATGCATCCTTACTCCAGTAATTAGTGTTTATTGTCTCTGTTGTTAAATCAAATTCTACTGGTTTACATTCTTTATCACTAGGAAGTAATTCCATAATATATTTCTTTTTCTCTTCCCAATCATCTAACCTAAATTCATGAATGGGTAAAGTAAAATCAAATACTGAATAACATTTACTCATTAGTAATACCCATTTCTCCTAATGTTTCTGCTGGTAATTGTTCTCGCAAATCATTTAATTTAGCAAAACTTAAATATTGATCGTGAGTCAATGGGCGAGTGAATACTGATACTTCTATTGTATCATCACCAATTAATTCTTGCGCCAAATATGTCGCTAATCGCAATGTTGGAGCAATTAGAAATCCCCTAATTGGTATATCTAAATTTTCAGTCTGATAAACCCAGACTCTACCTAGTTCACATTGTTCCTCGAATGTATCAACTCTCATCGACTATTTCTCCGCTTTTGATCTTTACAAATAGATATTTATCTGGTTCATCACCATCAATGACGAATTCTTCAAATAATGAATGTGCATCGCCATATTCTTCATGTTCTACTAACTCTGTTAATCTCTCAACATAATTTTGCTCAATGAGATCAATTGAATGTTGCATTTGTTCCTCTCTCATAGAAAACATTTCTCCAATGGGGTTAATTCAATTTGCATAGATGAATACGCTGTAGTATTATTTACATCTATCGAATTTCCCTTCCTGGTGGAGTTAATAGGCGCAAAGTACTTTTTGGTGTTGATATCATAGAATCCCCAGATTGTTGCCACAGTATTACCCCCGTTATACACGTAAGTGCTATGACTCCGTAACCAAATACTAAGCACATTAGTGCGGAATAATTGCGTTTCATAAGAGTATCCAGGCGGTGGGTCATGTGGAAAATCAGGTGGCATTACTGTTGATAAACACCTTGCAAGAAAATGCGTTCAGCAGGGTAACGTTCCTCTATGAGGTCTTCTATGTAGTTACGGTCATTGGTGTCTGATTCGACTTCAAACCTGTGTGACCGTCCCTTATAGTCCTCATAGCGTCCCCTGACAACATAATAGGTCATAATGCCTCAGAAATCAAGTCTCTGATGCTTTCGTCATCGAGGCAGAATTCTTCCAATAGGTAATCTACAGTGACTTCATACTTTGAGGCAACTTCCTCTAGCACACGGTCACCCAAATCCTTTTTGGACATCTCATGCTCAATGAATAGGTCTAGTGTTGAATCATGCATAGGGGCAAAAAGAGAGAAAAAAAAGGGAAGGACTATGAACCCCTTCCCTTGAGAATAAACAAAGTAAAGAGTATGGTCAACTTAGAACCATACCGGACTCAAATGGAATGATGTCTGAGAAGTCAAGACTTCTCTTATAGAACCAATTCCAGTTTTTTTGAAATACGCCTGCAGCAGGCATAATGAATTCGGCGATGATGGCATTCAAACGTGATTTGGTTGTGTTTGTTTGCCAACCACCGTCGAAAATTTGAACCTGATCGTCAATAACGGCAATCAGGTGGTTGTGAAGATAAACAAATGCTTTGTTGTCTTCACTGATCTCAACCCTTGTGTTGTCCTTCCTCCAGTCCTGACGGGATCTGATGGCGCGGTTCATTTGGGTTTCAATCTTGCGCATGTAGGTAAAATGCGTTTGTACTCTCTTATTATACTGTCTTATGACCTGCTTCGGACCGTTTGACCTCCGATCTGTAACAATACGTAACACTCATCCTAGGTGAGGAAACGCGAGCGTAAACATCAAACCTAGGAAAGTGCAACAAATTATGAAGAATATCCAACCCATCTACCTTCTACCCTATATCGTGTATTATTCTACTTCGTTAACTGATCCTTCTACATATGCGTCAATGAACTCTAGGAGTTCGGCACCTGTTGTTGACTCTTCAAGGGAAACAAGAAGATCATTTAATGCAGTGGTCATGGTGAATCGGTTTAGTAACATGGAAAATAGAGTAGTTTAGAGTCGTGCTCAGGACTTATCTAATATACAGGATTTTGATCCGTTTGGGTCATTCCTGTAACAATCTGTTACCTTAGATAAAGATAACCGCCTGCCCAATCAGCATTGCTCAGGCATCTCTCACGGTCTTCAATAGACCGTAGATCATACCGCACACCCTTGGCAGGTGACTTGTAACTGGCAGGTTTATAGACCTCGCCAGTGTTCTTATCTACGAAGGCATGAACACCGCCTTCCAGTTCCTCGATCTTATAGTATTTGCGACCCTCTTCAATCGTGAACCTCTTCTGCCCTTTTCTGTCTGGAAATTGGTCATCATATGATGACTCTAGGGCATCACGTAGCATCCTAGTCCATCGGTTCACAATAACAGATAATGGCGGAATACCCGCTGTTACTTGTGTTGTGAGATTAGGATTGATCTCGAGCAATTGTTTGTCAAGATCTTGGATGTTTTCAAGTGATGATGTAGTCATAAATCACCCTTCAATTCTTTTCTAGCATACTCTTGTAATTCTTCAAACCGTTTATCATCTAACATATACACATATTCATCAATTATTTCCTCTCTAATTGAACTATCTTCCCTAACCAAATATTCAAGATCTTGGCACAATTCACGGCGTACATAAAGATCATGTACTGCTTGCGCTACTTCTGCGGGTGTTTTCATGAAATTTGTTCTCCTGTTTGATTTGGGTTAGCATATTGTGGTAAATCATTATTTCCAACAACTTCAAAAGATTTCTTCATATATTCATCAACCTGCTCGTTTTTACTGTTCTTATCCCATACTTGGCGTTCAGCAGTCTTGCCATTCTCAGTAACAATCTTAACGAAATAACCTTCCTCAATTTGATGCGAAATGAAAGATTTTAACGGATAGTAATCAACAACTGTGGTTCCTTTTTGTAGTTTCATTGTTGAAAAGATAAGGGACAAAAAAAGAAGGGGGGGTTAATCCCCTTCGAAAAGTCTTGAGATCTTACGTAGAACTGAATTGGTGTCTTCGGTAACCTCATCAGTGTCAGCGCAATAACCTTCTTGTGTTACAGCATCATAAATGGTGTCCCACTCCTTTTCAGTGAAAAACTCTTTAATCGCTGTTAGGTCCTGAACTGTCATAAAACGAAAAGTGAATTGAAAATTGGATGGGAGCGACGTGTTACCACGAAAGCGACTTGCTGGGACAACCCCTTTTGGGGACTTTCCCTCCCATGACCTAATATACACGGTTTTGACCCGTTTAGGTCGGTTGACCCCAGATCTGTAACAATACGTTACATGGGGTCAGGTTTGAATGCTGTTGCTGGTGGTCCAGTCAGAACGGTTTCAAGGCGTGAGAGGTCGAAACGACCCGTCTTGAATTGTCTGTAGCAGATGGACCAGTGACCTTTAAACTTGCGAATGTGGCGCATAGTAGTGAAGGGGGTCGGAGGTGTCGGAGGGTCCGTGACCCCCTCATGTCCTTAATATACATGGTTATGCCCCCTTCTGGGCAAATGTGTACCAGTTTAAGAACTGTCTACTATTTGACGATTTCCCAGTTCGGATCGTCTAGTTTTTTCATCTGGAAATTGTACCGACCGCTGATCGATGATAGGTAGAAATGAACAGAGTCTTCGCTGTCAACCCGGCAAGAGTGCAGGTTATGCATGACACTATTGAATCTGTCCTTAGCATCATCGGTCTTAGGTTCAACGCAAATCAGTTTGCTTTTAGTCTTCATGGTGTGGAGTGAGTACAGAAAAAAGGAGGTCCTAGTCAACCGTCATGATGTAGCATAGGTTTGTTTGATTGCATCGGACTTGAATCGTCTGCATAACTTAAACAAGAGTTTTAAGTCATCATCAATCACATATCTGAATGAAGGTGATTCAATAACAAACTTGTCATCTTCAATCCAGATTTGTGGTAGTTTCTTCTTGTAGATAATGTCGATCATGATGGTGAAA